ACCGCTGAGCCGACCGCTGAGTCGACCGCTGAGCGGACCGCTGAGCCGACCGCTGAGCCGACCGCTGAGTCGACCGCTGAGCCGACCGCTGAGCCGACCGCTGAGTAGACCGCTGAGCGGACCGGCTTCGCGCCTTCGGCGCTCAGCCTCTTGTTGATAATCGCCGCATAGCAAACGGCGCTCAAAGCGGCGCTGATCGGGCACGGGAGCCAGATGACGCGCGGCCGTTTGAGTTTGGCCAGATCGTACAGGCCGGCGATGGCCTTCTCGGCGCGCTCCCGGTTCGCCGGCTGCGTCGACAGACCGATATCGATCCATTTACGCACGAACTCAGGAAAACGCGCCTCCTGTTCTGGCGTGAGCCGCTCAATTCTCTTTCCCATCACATCCTCTCTTCAAATTTGAGGTCGTCGCATCCGCGTTCCATCAGTCTCCCGTTCCCTGGATCAGGATCTGGATCCCGGCCGCGAGCCAGCCGCCGACACCGGCGATGAAGAATAGGCCGACCAACGCCCTGCCGGCGGTCAGCGTGTTGTTGCGATAGTCGCTAACCAGCCGGACTAAGACAGCCGTCAACGCGACGACGGCGACGCAGCAGACCAGGGCGAGGAGCCGGGGAGACATCAGTTCGCCTCCTCTTCGCCGAATTCCTTCCGGATCTGCTCCTCGCGGATGAAGGCAACGCCGCGCTCTTCGGCGAGCCTCAGGCGCTCGCGATCCATCATGTGGCGAAGTCTCGCGACCGTGCGCTCGGCGTCCTTCAACGCGGGCACGATGAAGCCGAGCATCTCGGCCGCACCTTTCAGCGGCGATGGCGGCGGGGCGGGGCTCACGCGACGACCAGTCTGCAGCCGAACAAGGTTGCTTTCGCCCTTCATTCAGCCGCCTCCGGAACAAAGGTCGACACGCGGCTGCCGCCGAGCCGGACGCGGTTGCGATTGTAGCCGCTCATGACGAACTCGTAGAGCTCGTCGTTCATGGCCGCGATTTCGAGATCGTGCTCCTTTTTGATGTTGTCGAGGTCCGGGAGCAGCTCGGCCTTCGCGAACCGGCCGACGATCTCTTCCGCCTTCGGTAGCCCGGGATTGGACTTGATATCCGGCTCCTGAGCGGGTGGCGCAGCTGCTTCGGCAGGTGGCGGTGCTGGCGGATTGGGTTCGGCGGCGACTTCCGGCTCCGCTTTCGGTTGCTCCTCACGACGCTGACGTCCGCGAGGCTTCGTCTCAGGTTCGGTTTCCGGGATTTCCTTAACGGGTTCGCGCGACGTGTCATCGCCGGTGACATTTGCACCGTCTTCGATGATCTCGCCGGTCGACAGGTCGACTGCTTCGCCAGCGACAGCGTCGATTGTCGTCCTCGATTGGTCGAGCAGCATTTTACTTGTCAGCGGCTCTGCTGATGGAATGGCGGCCGCCACGACGTCTTCGACCTCTTCCACGGTGTGATAGCCAAGCATCACATCGGGCGCATAGAAGCGAACGAGGAAGGCTGCGCTTCGGTAGCGCAGCATCACTTCCGGCATAGTGTTGTACTTGGGGTTTTTAGTCCAACCCTCCGCCTTCGCCATATTCATGTCGCAGGTGACGGAGACCTCGCCTCCGGTTTCCTTCAGAGTCGCGAAGGCTGTGACCGACAGGTTGTTGGTATCCGTCCGGTCAATGCGCCAATCGATGCGACCTTTGAAAATACCCGAGCTGTTCGCTCGTGCGATCATGTACTGAGAGGCGAATCCGGCCTTGCCGTTCACCACGTGGATATTCTGCATCACGATCAACGGAACCTCGCCCATTGCCTCGGCGAGGGTGAGAGCGATCCAGCAGTTGGCAATCGCCTGCTCCGCGGTTCCTTTACGGAGGTGTTCAGGAACCAGGGGCGACATCGCGAACATCTTCGCCTGCCGCTGCCGAAGAGCGAACCGCTCACCTTCCGGTGTAAGCGCCGGAGGTTGGGCCGTTCGCTGGTCGGTCGTCGTGATCTGTTGGTTTTCCATCTTCATTCCTTTCAAGCGGCCGCTGCGAAGGCCAAATCTGCGGTGGTGAAGTCGTCGATGCGCATTCGCGCCCAGACTGGCAGGCCGACAGGTTTGGGATCGTCGGCGTAACCGGGCCATTCATTGCGCTCGAGGCATTGGGCAAAGAGGTCGATCGCCTTGCGGTTCATCCAGCGTCCCCGCTCGATGTCTTCGCCGGGCAGCTCGTAAAGGCTCACGGTCATTGGGGCATGCCTGGCTTCGACGCCGGCTTCCGGTTTCTCGACCACGACGTGGACCCAGTGCGTCGGATAATGGCCGAACACTGCCTTGATGCCATCGCAATAGAAGGCGGCGCTCTGGTGATAACCGAAGTTGTGGATTGCTTTGGCGAATCCTTCCGGAGAGGCGTTGCTGGGAGCGACGAACTTGAGGTCGGAAACGACCATCACATCGCGCTTTTCGAGAATGCTGTGCGGCCGGAAATCGGGCCGTGCCCGGAGCCACACCCCGGTCTTCGGATCCTGCCAGCAAAGCGTTTCCTCCGTGGCTCCATTCGTAAGCGTCGCGACGGCGAGCTCGTTACGAGAGATCGCCAACGCGACCGCCTTCACCGTTTCGGCTTCCTCGTGGCGCAGAATGGTAAGACCGGCGGCGGCGGCGGCGTCTGCTTCGGCGATCGCGGCCGCGAACTTCTTGCTGCTGGCGCGCGAGAAGCCCTCCGGAAGCACGTAGTAGTGATCCGGCCAACGATCAGAGAGCAGCACCAGGTCGTGAGCCGCTTTGCCGACGTTGAAGTGCGGCTTGTCGGGCTCTGGCGGCCTGTTCGGATTAAGGGGACTGTCGAACCAGAAGTGGTACGGTGACTTCGCGAGCAACGTTTTTGCTCCGCTGGACGACAGCGACGGCGCGGGAAGCAGGTCTGGGTTGCGGTGGTAGTCGGCCGCGTCGATGCCCGCGTACGCGCCTGGAGCAGTGATCAGGGGCGCGTTCATCGCTCTTCACCACGAGCGCGGGAAAGGGCGTTACCGGCTTTCAGCATCAGTTCTTGGCCGTTGCCGTCACCTCCACGCAGCCATGTGTCGATTTGGTCCAGAGCCTCGTAAAGACTCTTGATTACCTCGGCAGCTTCAGGGCCATCGGGGTTGATTGGCATTTGATGGAAAGCGCCAGCCTGAACTCCGCCGAAGTCAGTGCGGCCAACCTTTGTTGCCAACAGCTTCTCGATGATCGGAAGATCGGGCGCGCTCATGATCTGGCGATCCCGGCAACGATCTCGTCGCCCCAATGATAGCGATGCGCGCGCTGGACTGCGACGCCGACGCTATCGACGAAATTATCGCGATCAGACCAATCATCCCATTGCTGGTCGGTCCAATCGCTGTTGAATTTGGGAGGGCCGTCATTGACCGCCGCATCGCGCAGCTCGTCTAGCCTTTGCTCGATTTCGCTGGCGCGTTCTGAACAGCCTTTGGCAGCATCATCCCAGCCAAGGCCGACAAAGTGATCACTAAGACGGACTGCGGCGTCGTGCTCGGCGAGCAGATTGCGCGCCTCTTCCGATTCCCACCACTCGGGAACGCTAGCAACAGAGACATTGGCGAGCGCGTTCATTGCCCTGCCGCCCAGGTTGGGAGTTCCCATCCGTTCAGGTAGCCGACCACAAGCAGAAGCAGCACGGCGGCGATCGCGATGATGGCCCAGCGGTTCATGCCGCCCTCGCCGTCTTTGTGACGACCCGATTGATGGGCCGATCTTGTGCCTCGACGTAGGCGAGCGTGTTCGGCAGCGTTGCCGCCATCGAATTCGCGAATTTCGAGAATTGCTTGGACAGGTCGATCGGCGGCTGATTGAACGCGGCCGCGATCTTGTTGTGCGCGTCCAGCAGAGCCTGCGCTGCTTCACGGCCTCGCATCGACTCCGTGCAGTAAAGGTCGAGCGCCAGACTGCCGTGCAGCGGAAGGCCCGGATATTCGACGCCGAGTAGCACGGTGGTTTCGCGGGAAGCCATCAGTGCACCTGGCGCAGCAGCTCGGCCGCGAAATAGACGATGCAGAACACCGATAGCGCCAGCGCGAAGATCGCTACGACCTTGCCGAGCGATCCGCCGCGATCGTCGTAAAGGCGAACGCGGCGATTGGCGTTCAGCCGATTGCGGATGGCCCAGACCGCATCGTCGCCAGCTGAGCGGCCCAAGCGGCCACCAAGCGATTTCACGACATCAGCGGGAGTGGGGCGAGCAAAGGCCAGCCTCGGAAATTGTTGGCCAACACCGGCGCCTCGACCCGATGCTGGCTGGGGACCGCGCGAATCGCGAAGGGCAGGGGGCTGAGAGCGCTCTTGCGATGAGGACGAGGCGGCGGCGACAGATTCGGCACCTGTCTGGGGATGAGCTTGGCGGCTCTTTCGGGGATGCTGCGACATTGCATGGCTCCTTCGTGCGGAATCGGCATGTACCGAGTTCGGGAAGAGCTGGCAAGCTTTTTTGCCGATACCGCATATTTTATATTATGCGGAATAGGCATTTTCAATCAATCAGACGCGGAAAACCGGCAAAAATCCGGCACAAAAAATTTGAGCTATGCGGGTGTTAGAGTTCGCGCGTCGCGTAAATCGCGCGCGCAACAATGAGGAACGGCTCACGCCCGATCAAAATCGGACGATGGTCTGGATTGTTGCTGTCAGGCTCCAGCCTGGGAGGATCGTTCTCATATCGTTTGAAGGTGACATGACCCTCGCCGTTGCGAACGACATACGCGCGCCCAGGCACCAGATCGATGTCGTCGGGATCGAAGAGCACAATGTCTTCGTCCGTCGCCACCATCTCCATGCTGTCACCCTTCGGCCTCAGCCCAAAAACCCTCGGGCCGCCGAAGTTTGCGGGGACTGGCCACCAGCCCTCAGGACTCTCGATCGCTTCCTCCAGCGGTCCAGCCGGCACCGACCCAAGGATCGGCACGAGCTTGATAGGCACGCCCGCCGGTTGGATGATTTCTGACTCCGTGACGCCAAGAGCCTTGGCGATCCGATAGATCCAGCGATGCGTGAGTTCCATGCGGCCGTTCTCAAGTCGGCCGATGGTGCTAGGGTCGACGTCCTCACCGATTTCCGCGCTTACCCGGGCAGCCAGATCTTCCTGGCTGACCTTCTTCGCCTTGCGAATCTCGCGGATACGGTTCGGAATCTCCTCCTTCATGAATTGGCAGATAGCGCACGGCGGATAGAGGTGTAGGGCTGGTTTGGCAAGATTTTTCGCCGACGCTCTTGCCATGAACATGCGGATTAGGCATTTAATACGACGTCATGCAGCTGCAAGCTTACATCGAAGAGGCCAGAATCGACGTCACCGAGATGCTCGAGCGACTGAAGGCCGCCGCCGCCGAGATGGGTGTTGAGCTCGATCTCGATATCTCCACCATCTACCGGCACGCGCGCGGGATCAGAACGCCCGGCGACCAACTCCAGAGCATCTACAGCAAGGCCAGTAACGGCCTTATCGGCCTTACCGACTGGACCGACCTCAAGAACGACAACTCGCTCGGGATGCCAGCGAAGAAACGCAGACGGCTGGAAAGACAGAGAGCCGAGCAGGAAGCTACGGCAGCATGAGGGCTTTCCGGCCGAGTGGAGTTACCATCCTCAAGCACCGCCGTTTCGGGAAGCCACGCTGCCCTTCGCCAGCGCTCATCTGTCTTATCAAATCGCGAGGCCGAACCGGCGCGGCAATTAGATCTCGACTGATGACCCTAACCCCCGAGCAGAGAGAGCCGATCCTTCGCGAATGGCTACTCGGCAATTGGGCAGATCTCCCCGATCGAGCTCCTCCCAAGCTTCCGGCAGATACCGGCCGCTCTCGGCCTAGCCCTCGCGGCCGTCGGCGCGGCGAGCGTAACAAGGCGTACATCGCACGGCGGAAGGCGATCGCTGAGGCGACGGCGTAATGCCGTCCCTCGAGCTGAACCGATACCTTCAGCTTCGGGGCGAGGGCTGCAGCGTCGCCACTGCGGCCGACGAGTCTGGCCTCGCAATCAACGAAGCGTGGCTGACCGAAGAAGCGGTCCAGCGCGGCGAGCTCCAATTCACCACACCATCAACGACGAGCGAAAGGGTACCTCCAATGGCAAGACCAGCAAAACAGGAACAGGATGAAGTCACCGAAATCGTGAAGCCGGATTTCGAGCGCGCCATCAAGGTGATGACGAATGACATTCACCCACAGAACGAGAAGAATGCCACGGCTCGAGGTGAGCTCAGCGCCGGCTGGAAAATCATTGAAGACGACTGCCACGTCAACAAGACGGCGGCGAAGTTCTATTACAAGCTCACGGGCATGAGCGAGGAGAAGAAGGACGACGTCCTTCGCTCGCTGTTCGGGCTGATGAGGACCGGCAACATGGGTCTGAGCGCGGACTTGGTCGATCGCATGGGTGACGGCGAGGCTCCCGAAATGCCCATTTCCGAAACGCGGCGAGAAGGCCTCGCCACGTTGCAACCCGAGCTGACGCACTGACCCATGTTTCTTGCACTGGATCCAGCGACACGCTGCGGCTACGCAGCGTGGTCACCGGGGATGGCCAAACCCGCCTCCGGTACGTTCGAGCTCCCGTCTGACGACGCGGATCTCGGACGCGCTGGGTACCAGCTGCACGTCAACCTACAGCGACTTCTTCAAGTCCACGCCTTCGAGCGCGTTTTCTACGAAGCGCCGATCCCGCCGACCAAGCTGATGGGCCAGATCCAGGTACGCACGATCGCGAAAGTGTTCACGATCGCGGGCCACATAGAATCCTTCTGCTACGCGAAGAACCTTAGGTGCCGACAGGTCGGCATGGGCGCGTGGCGCCGACACTTCGTCGGCAAAGGCGGCGGGGAGAAGACCGCTGTCTTCAAAAGCTGGGCATTGGAGCGGTGCCGGCAGCTCGGCTGGAACGTCCGGTACCACGACGAGGCCGATGCCTGCGGCGTGCTGGCCTACGCGGTCAGCCTCGATCCTGAATTCAATCCGCCCTGGCGCGACCAGCTGACGTTCGCCGAGCAATTCCAGCCCAAGCGGAAGGTGGCAGCGCCATGACCCGCTCCGAATTCCTCCTCGCGCTGGTCGCTAATCGCCCGCTGGGCGCGAAAGTCGATATCCCCGCTATCGTTAAAGCATTCACGCCAACGCAGGCGCAGATCGTCGCGGCGATCGAGAAGCTGATTGCTGAGGGCAAGCTGGATCGTGAGACGCTACGGCGGTCGGTGAAATCCGAGACTTGCGCTGAAAGTCAAACTGATCCGAAATGCTTGTCAGAGACGGAAGCTGAGGCGTCGGCCCCGATTGATCTCGACCGTCTTCTGGCGTGCTTCGGCGATGAATTCGAAACTCCGCGCATTGTGGCCCAGCGGTTCGGCGCGGACTCGCCTCAAAGGATCGTTCGCCATACCCGAACGCTTCATGAGCGCGGCCTCGTTGAGCAGTCACCGCCAACGAACGGCAATCCGTTTTGTCTGTGGCGTCGCAAATCGAATTCGCCGGCACCGCACGCACCGGCGAATGGGGAGGCTGCTGGTGGGCGGCGGCCTCCTCTCACACGCAATACCCAAGGGGCGTCTGGCACGGCTCGCAAGGCCTCCAGCGCTGAGGAATCGACCTCGGCCAAGCGGATCAAAGATCGCGCCCCATCCGGGACAAGGACACGACGCAACCAACGCAAGAGCAGCGCTCCTCTTGGCGATCGCCGCTACGCCGTGAACAGACAGGATCCCGACGAGGGGATGCGATCTCTCCGCGCCAAGGGCTTCACTGACCGCGAACTCATAGAGCTTCCCGACGCCGTTGCCGAGCAGCTGTCAAAGCCTACTCAGCAACGGCGCACCAAACTTCGCGATGGCACCCGAGATCCGACTCAGCCGCCAAGTCTGCCACTGACGGAAGCGAGGGATCGTCAGATCACCCGTGCCCATCGCATGGGTGCGGCGGTGCGTAGAGGCCAGGAAGCCGAAGCCGCGAGGCTGGTTGATGCCGGTGTCGATCCGTCAACGCAAAGCACGGTCGTGGCGAACACGATGCGCGAGCTCATCCGGCGACGCGCAGACGAGGCGCGCCTGGGTGATCCCGTCGAGCAAGCGAAGCTGGTCCTTCGCAAGCACTACCCGATGGTCGTCAACGCTGAGGTGATGAACGGGCCGAAGGATCACTTCTACGTCGGGCGCGAGTTGGTCGACCGCAAGAGATTGCTCGAGATGGCGGAGGCGATCGCGGCATGACCCAGAACCGCTCCTCAGCCGTGATGCAGCAGCGCCACGAGGCTCATGACAGCCTTGATGATTTTCCGACGCCTCCCTGGGCAACTCGCACTCTGTGCGAGTGGCTCGCATCACTCGGCTATCCGCTTCTCCAGCAATCGTGCCGGGAACCAACCGCGAATCGCGGCCACATGGTCCGACCGCTGCTCGAATGCTTCGGAGCCGTCTTGGCCAGTGACGTTTACGACTACGGATTCGGCTTTCCGGTGCGCGATTATCTGTTCGGCCCGGCGGCTCATTTGAGCCGAACCGATTGGACGATCTTCAACCCGCCATTCAACCTCGCTGAGCAGTTCATCGAACGGGCGCTCGAGCTGAGCAACATCGGATGCGCGGCGCTTGTACGCGCCGCATTCCTCGAGGGCGTCGGACGCTACGAACGTCTCTATTCGGTCCGGCCCCCGAGCGACGTCCTTCAGTTCGCTGAGCGCGTCGTCATGCACAAAGGAAAGCTGGCACCGGAGGGATCCACGGCCACCGCTTATGCATGGCTCGTTTGGCGCAAGAGCGAAGTCGTAACACGCCTTCACTGGATCGCGCCGTGCCGCCTCAGGCTTGAGCGCCCCGGCGACTACGATGGTTACGAGCTCGAGCAGCTCCCGCCACCCGAAGACGGCCTCTTCGGAACGGCGGCCGCAGCATGAGGCCGCGTTGCGCCACCTGCGCGTTCTTCTGTCCGCCGGATTGGATGTCCGGCGCGCAGATCAACGGTGTGCGAGGCCAATGTCGCCGGCACGCGCCGATGGTCCACAAAAACGAGGACGGCCATCTGAAGACGGCGTGGCCGATCGTCAGCGAAGACGCCTTCTGCGGCGAGCACGCCGAGTGGGATGACGAGGCATGAGCGCGACCGACGCCATTCTCGAACTGATCCGCGCCATGGAAGCGGACGGCATCAAGGCATCCGAGCCGATCGCCAATCGCCTCAGTAGCGGCGATCTCATTCGCTTCCGATGCGAAGGCGATGGTAAGGGGCGGCAGAACGGCTGGGCAATCATCTACCTCGATGAGCGCCCGGCCGGGGCGTACGGAAACTACCGTCTCAACCTCTCGCAGAAGTGGAAGAGCGGCGAGACCACCACGCTCACGTCGGCCGAGCGCGAGGCGCTCCGGCGCGAATGGGAAGAGGCCAGACAAAGGCGCCAGGAAGAACGCCAGCGCTGCGAGCACGAGGCGGCGATCGAGGCTGCGGAGATGTGGGGCAGGGCGGTCCCTGCTAGGTCCCAGCATCCGTATGTCGTCAAGAAGCGGCTGGATCCGTCGTCCCTTCGCCAGCTCGACGGCAAGCTGCTCATTCCGATGCTCGACGGGCAGGGCAAGCTCTGGAACCTGCAGCGCATCGACCAGGACGGCTCGAAGCGGTTTCTTCGTGGGGGCCGTACTGAAGGGCTTTTCTGCCTCATTGGCCGTATTGCTCAGCGCGGCCAGACCTGTTGCATCGGTGAGGGCTACGCGACGATGGCGGCCGTGCACCGGGCTAGCGGGCATCCGTCGATCGTCGCCTTCTCGGCCAAGAATATCGCGGCAGTCGCGCGGTTGTGGAACGGCGCTCGCCCGGATCTGCAGTTCATCATCTGTGCCGACGATGATGCCGACAACCCAAACGGCAACGTCGGCCTGAAGGCCGCTGAAGCGGCCGCTCAAGCCATAGGCGCCAAGGTCGCCGTCCCTTCAACGATCAATTCGGAGGCGGCGTGAGCGTGGCACGCGATTTCGATGACATTGAGCGCGACTACGGCGGCCAAGCCGTAAGGGACGCGCTGGAGAATGCGAGCTACGTCGGACCCGAGTTTCCGCCTTATGGCGACGAACCGGACGATCGGCCCAAATTCTCTGCGCAGCCATTCGAATGGCGGGATCCGACAACCATTCCGCGGCGACAGTTTCTCTACGGATTTGAACTCCGCCGCCGGCAGATCAGCGCGGTGATCGCGCCCGGCGCAGCAGGGAAGACGACACTCAAGATCGGCCGGGCAATCTGCATGGCGACCGGCCGTGACCTTCTCGGCCATCGGGTGTGGAACGGTCCGCACCGGGTTTGGCTGTGGAACCTGGAGGATGAGCTCGAGGAGGTAGAAAAGACGGTTCACGCCTTCCTGAAGCTCTGGAACATCGACGCGTCCGACTTCGGCGGCCGGCTCTACATCAACGGCGCGGACAGCGTCGGGGCCGGAGGCCTCAAGCTCGCGATCGAGGACAATCTCGGCAAGGGCTTCAGGATCCAGCGCCCGGTTTCTGAAGCCTTGATCGAGGAGCTCACCCGCCTGCGGATCGACTATCTCGACGTCGACCCATTCGTCTCGAGCCACTCAGTCGACGAAAACAGCAACCAGGCGATCGACGCGGTTTCCAAGGAATGGCTGCGCATTGCTCATGAGGCCAATCCGGATGCCGGCGGATGCGCGATCACGCTGGCGCATCACCTCAGGAAAACGACCGGTTCAGAATATACCGCGGCCGACGCGCGCGGAGCCGGCGCGATGATCAATGCCGCCAGATCGGTCTTGATCCTGCAACGCATGAGCCGTGAGACCGCTCAAGAATTCCGGATCCCGGATTGCGACCGGAAGAAGTACTTCTCTGTTTACGACGACAAGAACAACAAGGCCCCGCCGGCGGCGCGGGCCGAATGGTACGAGTTCGTCGGAATCGGCCTAGGAAACGGCGACGACACCGGGCCCGAGGACAGCATTGGCGCCATTCAGAGATGGCAGGCACCCGACACGTTCGGCGGTGTATCGGCCCGTCAGCTCCACAACATTCAGCGCATGATCAGCGAACAGCCGGATCGTGCGCGAAAACATTCCAAGTCGAAGCATTGGGTCGGCAAGCTCGTCGCCCATGTGCTCGATCGGAATCTCGACGAACAAGGTGAAGCAAGGACCATCGAGAAGATGATCCTCACCTGGTGCAGCAATGGCGCGCTGCGAACCGTCGAGCGCCAGGACGAGACCCGCCAGGTCAGGGAATTTATCGAGGTCGGGCGGTGGGTCGAGGTCGAATGAAAATGCCCGGTCTCGCAACAGAGCAACGAAGTGCAACGGTGCTGACTGTTGCACTGGTGCAGAAGCGCAGAAATCCGCCATTCGTTGTCCGACGCAGGAGGGGTCAGGAAGGCTCTGTCCCGGGCAAAATCGGCGGGTCTCTCGCGCGCATGCGCCCGCGCGTACGCTGGCGGTTAACCCCACCCCCTAAAGGGGGTTGGGGGTTAAACCACCCACGTCACTGCCGTGTAGCTGAGCGTAATGTGCAATCTTGCCGATTCCGCAAGTTCGTGGGATTCTGGCAATGGGCGGGAGGGTGAGTATGCGCAGAGTGGCGTTCCGATGAGTATGGTGGAGGGCGCAACCCAAGCGGTTCGCGAAGCCGTTGCTACGGCCTGCAACATCCCCATGGATGCGATCGGTGCGGACGATGACGTCGTCGATGATCTCAACCTCGACAACCTCGAGCTCATCAGCCTTGGGCTGATCCTCGAGGAGATCTTCTGCGTTCAAGTTCCGGAAACGATCTTCGAATCCGCGATGCTTCGGACAGCGAGCGGTCTTGCCGGGTGGTTGGTCCGCAGATGCGAGGAGGCCGAATGGGCTGAGGTCCAGCGGCAACGGAAGCGTGCTTAGGATGGCCAAACTCGGCGGCGATGGTGTGGCATTCCGGGCCCGGGAGGCCCGGTGGCGGAGCGGCGCCAAGGTCAACGAGGCGCGCCGACGCTGGGCGCAGCGCAAGCTCGACGAAATGGATTCCAAGCGAGCGGCCGAAAAGCCCGAGCCGGAGGCTCCCAAGGCAAAGAAACCCAAACGGTCTAAGGCCAAGGCAGCGAGGCGATCGGTGCTCGCCCAAGCCGCGGACCAGATGATGGTCAACCAGCTCGTCTCACCAGAGGCGCAAACACACGGGGACTACCGGGCCGTCGACTTCAAAGTCGAAGACACGGGCAAGCGAGACAAGTCGAAGGAGAAATCGATCAGGCTCGTGCGCAACGTCGGCGGATCTCCGATCGAGCGATGGCATTCCCGCGGAGCCCTCGACGAACGGCAAATGGCCGCAATCCTGTTCTACCAGGATGCGTGGCACCGGGTGATTGGAGAGCCGCGTGTCGTTGCGAATTGGTCGGCGGTGATTGTCCGGCAGGCCGCAGGCGCAGTCGAGCTCTACGCCGGAAGCCAAATCGCGGCGAAGGAAGCGTTGCGGCTGCTCGACCAGGAGGTCTTCTTCCGCGAGCCGGTGGACCATTTCCAGGTGTGGCAGAATGTCGTGATCTTCGACGAGCCGGCAGGTGTCGCTGGCAGCCGCGTTGGGTTTGTCGTCAAGAAGTCGGCGGAAGCCGCGGCCCGGGTGATCGTCGGGAGCATGGCCCACAAGATTGCGGACATCGTGATCGATCAATCGAAGCGCGATTTCGGCGACTTGATCCTGGACCTCGATGCGCCGCGGCGGCCGCGGAATCGCCAGCCATGAGCGGAAACTCACACACGTGCGCGCGTCCGCGCGGCACCGCGCGCGCGAGGGAGGTTGTGAATGATCATCGGATCTAGGACCTGCTCGAAATGTGATGGGGCGGCGACGTTTTCGATCAACGATCGGCCATATTGCTCCGAGCACGCATTCGAGAAGATCAAGTCGTCGAAGGGGCCAGTGTCGCAACCGAAGCCGGTCCGGTGAAGGTTAGGCGCACGATCTCCATCCGCTTGCAGAGTGGTTTCTTGCCGGTGGAGGTCGATGCGCTCGACCTCAATCATGTTGCCGCCGCGGTCGACCTTTGTCTGGATGGCGCCGCGAACTTCCGGGCTATGGAGCTGGCGGCGAGGATCGCCGATGATCGAGCCAAGCACATGCCGTCCGCGGTCTATGTCGTAGCGCCGGAAGACGCGCCCGTGTGCAAAATCGGGATTGCCCAGAATCCCCGCGTTCGGCTCATCGGGCTGCAGAACGGAAACTGGCACCAATTGTCGATCGCCTCGCTGCTATGGACGGACGGGAGTGCCTACGAGATCGAGCAAACGGCGTTGCGCGCAGCCAAGGAAATGGGAATTTACCTTCGGGGTGAATGGATTGAAGCCGATTCCAGAGAAGCAACCGAGCTTGCTCTCAAGGCAGCGCGCTATCTTGGTATGGTCGTTTATGACAGTGCAACGTGGCTCGACAACTGGGCGCTTCGGCTTCAGGCTGTTGCGAAATCCAAGGGGAGGGACGTGGCGATCGGAAAGCTGAAACCGAGGGCTCAGCAAAATTCCCGCTTGACAATGGGGGACCCCACGGAAAATAAAGAGAGCAAGTTTTAGAATTGCGCCTGCGTTCAACGAGAGCAGGCAGACAGGCCGCCGCGAGCGGCCTTTTTCATGTTCGCAATCGCGGGGGAGGCATTCGCGGATGAACGCTCCTGTCTCATTCAGCGCGCAACGGGATCGGCTGGGGCCACGATTGGGCGAGCTCGCCAGGAAGCTGATCAACCCGACGCCGAAGGATATCGAGACTGTGCGATTCGAGCTCGAGCGCCTGGCCCGGGGATGATCAGTGCCTCACGCACGCTATCGTCCGGCCGTCGATTGTGCGCGCGATCTGGAACACTACCGCGAAGCTAACCCGGCAGAATTTCCAACTCAACCTGATGTCGATCTGAAGCGCGGCGAGATTCGCTTCGCGAGCGAAGTCATGATCGCGGCCGTCATGGGGAACGCAATCCCGCGGGAGATCCTGGAGCGGGCGCTGCATATCGCGGCCGTGATGGCCCGCGGATGATGGAGAGTTTCCATGCTTCAAAGATCCGGCCCGGGGTTTCCCCCTCCTCCCCTCCCCGGCGACTCCCGGGCCGGTAAATGATCCGCCATGGCCAAACCCTCGACCTCGAAAGCGCAGCCTAAGAAACGCAGCGATCGTCGCGGAACGCCCAAGGGCAAGGGCGTCCGCGCCGGCAACGGCGGCGGGGGTAAGATCGGCAATCCGCCGTTCGAAGCAACGGCCGAGCAGCGCGAGCAGGTTTGCGAATGGGCCGCGGCCGGCGTCACCCAGGCGACGATGGCCGCGAAGCTTGGAATCAGCGAGGACACGCTGGCGCGCCACTTCCGCAAGGAGCTCGACGACGGCCTGGCCGTGGCCAATGCCGAGCTCGGAAGCGTGCTCTACAAGAAGGCAAAGGACGGCGACATTCGCGCAATCGAGCAATGGTTCGACCGGCGCGGCGGTCCCGAGTGGAAGAAGAAAACGGCGCTCGAGCATACCGGGGCCAACGGCGGTCCGATCGAATATCGCGACCTGACCGAAGAGGAGCTCGACGCTCGGATCGAGGCGAGGCTGGGCGAAGATGCAACAGCTGGCGCCACTAAGCACTGAAGAGAAACGCGAGCTCCTCGCCCTACTGGACGAAAAGGCTCGCCGGCGCGAGCAGCAACGCCGCGAAGCGCTCGAGTATGAGCAAGCCGCCGACAAGCGACGCCAGCTCGCCGGCCACGCATCGGTCCTCTTCCAGCGGACGGCAAAGCAGGAAGAGCAGGCAAAGGCCGTCTACGGTCCCGCCCGCCACATTCTAGCGTACGGCGGATCCCGATCAGGAAAGACCTTCGGTTTCTGCGAACTGATCGCCGAGCGAGCGCTGCAGGCCCCGGGCAGCCGTCACCTCATTGCCCGTCTCCACAACGTCGACGTCCGCCAAGCGGTGATGCTCGACACCTGGCCGAACATGATGCGCAAGGCGTTTCCGGACGTCCCGTATCAGATCAACAAAACCGACCAGTTCGTGGTGCTGGGGGAAGACGCTGAAGTCTGGTTCGGCGGTCTCGACGACAAGGAACGCGTCGAGAAGATCCTCGGCAAGGAATTTGCGACCGTCTACCCGAACGAGACCAGTCAGATCGCCTATGAGACGATCCTGACGATCCGGACTCGACTGGCGCAGGCAGCTTTTCGCCGGGACGGCTCGAGACTGCCGCTCAAGGCGCTGTACGACCTTAACCCGACTGGCCGAAGCCACTGGACGCACCGCGAGTTCGTCGAGAAGGTCCGGCCGGAGAATGGCGTTCCCTTGGACGAGCCGGAGAGCCGGACGTTCGTGGTGATGAACCCGATCGACAATCCGCACCTGCCGCCGGAATACCATGCCGAGCTGAACAGCTTGCCGGACCGGCACAGGCAGCGGTTTCGCGACGGAAAGTACCTCTCGGAGGTCCCGGGCGCGCTCTGGTCATTGTCCGACCGCAAGGCGGACGACGGCAAAGTCATCCCCGGGATTGACGCATTGCGGCGCGACTCTTGTCCGCCCGTGAGCCGCGTCGTCATCGGAGTCGACCCGTCCGGTTCGGACGGAACTGGCGGCGACAGCCAAGGCATCATCGTCGCGGCGCTCGGCACGGATGGCCATGCTTACGTGGTCCGCGACAAGTCGTGCCGGCTGTCTCCGGAAGGCTGGGCCCGCGTGGTCTCGGACACGGCGGAGCAGGAATCCGCGGACCGCGTGGTCGCCGAGAAGAACTTCGGCGGCGACATGGTGCGCGCCGTCATGCACGGGCAAAACAAGACGTTGCCGGTGCGGCTGGTCAACGCCTCACACGGGAAGCACGTTCGAGCGGAGCCGGTCTCGGCATTGTACGAGAGTGGCAGCGTTCACCACGTTGGCTATTTTCCTGAGCTCGAAGAACAGCTCACGATGACGACCACTGCCGGCTTCCAAGGCAGCGGGTCGCCCGATCGAATGGATGCGCTTGTGTGGGCGCTCACCGAGCTGATGCTCGGGCACGACACGAAGGCGAAGATCGCCAAGCCCATCATCGTCACCGCCGCACGAATAGGACCTGGAGGCTAACCACTTATGGCGAAACCTCCGGCCAAGCGACCACAGCGCGGCGTCTCGTCCGACGCGAGCCTTGGCTACAAGGCGCCGACGTTCATTCCGGAGATGGCCTGGCGCTCGGTCGGATCATCGGGACTGCGTCAGTATTCGGGATGGATCCGCGAAGAATTCCTGCCGCAACTGCGCGGCCGGGAGGCAGCTCGCACCTATCGCGAGATGATGGACAATTCGCCGACCGTGGGCGCCATCCTGTTCGCGATCCAACAGTCGATGCGCCAGGTCAGCTGGCGCGTGGAAGCGCCGGACGATCGGCCTGAGAGCGTTGAAGCGGCCGAGTTTCTGGAAAGCTGCATGGATGACATGCGGCAAAGCTGGCCGGACTTCGTCTCCGAATCGCTTTCAATGCTCCCGTACGGCTTCGCGCCGCACGAGATCGTCTACAAGAAACGGCTGGGTCCGCAGAAGCGGGAGAGCGGGAAGGCGCCGAGTCAGTTCGACGACGGTAAGATCGGTTGGGCGAAGCTTGCGCTCCGGGGTCAGGATACGATCCTCAAGTGGTTCCTGGACGAGGAAGGCGACGTCACAGGCCTGACACAACAGCCCTGGTTCGGCGGCCTGATCGACATCCCGATCGAAAAGATCCTGCTGTTCCGGCCGCGGTCGTGGAAGAACAACCCCGAGGGCTATTCGATCCTGCGATCCGCGTATCGCCCGTGGTGGTTCACCAAGCGGCTCGAGGAGCAGGAAGCCATCGCGCTCGAGCGCATGAGCGGGACGCCGGAGTACCGTGTCCCCAACGAGCTGCTCGAAGCCGCGGCCACCGGCGATGAAGATGCTCTGGCTGCGCTCGAGCAGTTCAAACGGATCGTCACCAACATCAAGGTCGACGAACAGATGGGACTCATCACCCCGTCGGACATGTGGAAGGACGGCGACGGCAAGGTCTCGAACCAGCCGATGTATGAGTTCCGCTACAACGTGCCGTCCGGATCCCGGACACAGGCCAACTTCGATCCGTCGATCGAGCGCTACAAGCTCGACATCATGACCAGCGTTCTGGCGGACTTCCTGACGCTCGGCCATTCCTCGCGAGGCACCCAGAACCTCGCGGTTACCAAGGTGGACCTGTTCTTTCAGGCGACAGAGGGATGGCTTAGCTCGAACGCCGCGGTGCTGAACGAAACCGGCATTCGCCGGCTCTGGGCGATCAACGGTTTTCCAGAAGACACAATGCCCCAGCTCGTGCCGCAGATGCCTAAGCGCGTCGATCTCGATTCACTCGGCATGTACGTGCTCAACCTCAGCCAGGCTGGGGCCCGGCTGTTCCCGGACGAAGACCTCGAAAACTATCTTCGCGACGTCGCGGACCTGCCGGAGCTATCCGAAGGCATGCTAGCCGATGTGCCGGGCATCGAAGGCGGCGCCGGCGAGGAGGGCAACGAGCCCGATCCGAATGGCCCGGTTGAGCAGCTGAAGAAGCATATCGCGGGATCGCTGGCACGGCGCTTCGAAAGCGCTGGCCTCATCACCAGGAAGTCTGGCCGCATTCGCAAGAGGAACAAGCGCAGATGAGCGCTCCCGCTTATCAGTTTGGACTCCAGCGCGAGAAGGTCGCCGGAGCGCTTCGCAGGCTCGCGGACGAAGTCGACGCGGGGGACATCCTTCCGCAGGAAATGTCGGACACGACGTCTTCTAGCGTTGGCGACTACGTGCTGCGCAAGGTCTTCATCAAGTTCGGACTGCGCAATCCCTGATGCGCCTCCTCAAGGCCTTCGACATCCAGCCGGCCGACGATCCGGCTCGGACACTGGCGGAAAGGCGCGAGAAGCGAATTCGGGAAGCGATCGCCGCGCTGCTTGCCGGAATAGCCGCGCTGTTCGCCGGCGATGCGGTGCTGGCGATGATCAGTAGGCTCGACACGCAAGGCCTGGTGAGGTTGCTCGACAGTGAAGAGGCGAAAGACCTGTTCGTCGCCGGGTACCAACCCGTCGCCGACACCTTCCTGGCCGCTGCACAACAGGCTGCGAACGACAACTTCGCCGGAGCGATCAGCTACGATCCGTTGAAGGCCGCTGCTGCACTTCAGGCGCTTCGGCAGGAGCTCGCCGACGAGATTGCTGCGTCTGCCCGCGTTGCGATCCAAACCGCCGTCCTTGAGGGTCTGCGATCGGGAATGGCTCCAGCGGCCATCGCGGGTCGAATCCGTGATATGGTCGGGCTCGACGCTCAGTCGGCCAAGGCCGTCGCCAACTATCGGCGGTTGCTGGAGACCGGCGATCGCACGGCTTTACGCCGCGCGCTGCGCGACCAGCGCTACGACGATCTCGTCCGCGCCGTGATCCGTGGCGATCGCAAGCTCGCTCCGGACGTCGTCGACAAGATGGTCGAGGCCTATGCCAAGCGCATGCTCGACTATCGGGCGAGCCGAATGGCGGCGACTGAGGCGATGCAGGCGGCGGTCAGCGGAATCCGTGACGCGCACCTTCAGGCGGTGAATTCCGGCCGCTTGTTCGACAGCGAAGTGAAGCGCTTTTGGCTGACTGCTGCGGACGAGCGAGTCTGCCCGGTCTGTTCTTCGGTGCCGGTCCTCAACGAGGACGGCGTCGGCGTGAACGAACCATACAAGTCGATTGACGGCCCGATCGAAGCGCCGGTGGCGCATCCGTGGTGCCGGTGCTCGGAACGATACGTGGCGGACCTGTCGCGACTTACGCAGCAGCCGTTCCCGCTGGCGGCTTAGCGCGCGCAAGGGCGTCCAGCTCCTCGCTGGCCGACCTTACCCGCTCCCCGGCTCGGTATCCGGATCATTGCATATCCCGCCTTCGGGCCGCGCGCAGAGAGGATAGCCGATGTTTCGCGACTTCGCCACGATCCTCAAGGACATGACATCATCGTCGGTTCACACGCCGACGGCACTGGGAAACAAGAAGCCGAAGGGAAAATATCGGCCGTTCAAGGCGATCATCGCCGAGGTCACAAAACGCGGCGAGTTTCACGAGAAGGAAGGCGCACGGGCACTCCAGCCCAATGCGGACGGAGCTACCGCTAAGTCGCCATTCTTGTACGACCCGAACGCCCTCGGCTCGCTCCGGCCGGACCAGGTGCCGCGCTTCTTTGGCGCGCTCACCGACGCCGACAAGCTGCCGACGAAAGAGGTGAAGCTCGACGATCTGCACGCGATGCAGGACCGGGTCGATCCGGCGAAGGTGAAGGCGATCGGGGAGCGTGGCGCCGGGGGCAAGAATGCCGTGGTCGTTCGCCACAACGGCAAGCACTACATAGCCGACGGCCATCATCGTCTGACGGCCGATTGGCTCGCTGGCAAAGAGACGGCGACTGTCGCTTTCAAGGACCTCGAGCCGGTCGACCAGGCGCTCAAGCGAGTGCCGACAGTCGCTCTAGCGGTTACAAAAATTCTGAAAGTCGATGACGGTGAAGGGATCGTTTATGGATGGGCTGTCGTCTCCAAGATCGACGGCAGGCCTTACTACGACCTCAACATCGACCTCGAAGGCCCATACGCCGGCCAGCGGGTTCCGGAGCATATTCCCGAGGAGGCGCTCGCCAAATGCGCTCTCGGCTTTGTCGACGGCGGCGCTCCTGGAAACGAGATGCACGAAGGCCCGAACGTGGGCGATTTCCCCTTCGTGATGCCGATGACCACCGAATTGTTCAAAGGCCTGTTCGGCTCAAGCGAACCGCCGAAAACGGGCCTCATCGTGGGTTTTCGTCCGCCGGCAGACGTTCTGGCGAAGTTTCGGTCCGGCGAGTTCACCGGCTTCAGCATCGAAGGTTCGCGCCTCGCTTACACGGAGCATCAAGCATGAGCGTGAAACGCATTCTGACCCGGCTCCGCCTGGGCAAGATCGCCTTCGTCGATCGGCCATGTCAGGAAGGCGCAACCGTAGCCTTCATCAAACGGGCCGAAGACGTCGAGACCATCTTCAAGACCAAGTACTCGGCCGACGATCGCAAGGAGATGGCGGGGAGGGAAGCCATGGAAGATGGCTCCTACCCAGTCAAGGATTCCGAGGATCTCGAAAACGCGATCCACGCCGTCGGCCGCGGCCGCAACAACAGCCATGACGCAATCCGCCGTCACATCGTTGCCCGCGCCAAGGCGCTTGGGCTCGAAGACAAGATCCCGGACACTTGGGGCGATGGCGGCAAGCTCGCGAAGTCGATCTACGACGCTTTCCAGAAGTCGGGCATTCCGCTCGATGATCCGGACGGTGATGAGGGAGCCCAGGCCTTCGACGAGGTTCTCGGCGAGCAGGAGCTGACCTCCGCGTTTTGGGATGCCTGGTACAAGGGCACATCCGCGCTCCAGGAATCGCTGTGCTCGATCATCAAGGACGACACCATCGCGGACAAGGCCGGTAAGATTACCGAATCCCTCAAGCAATTCGCCGATTACGTCGAGCAGCTCGTGCCCGGCGATATCGGCAAGTCCCTCGCGGCAGGCATTGCCGCGTCCGTCGGCCAGGCCGGCACCACCACAGGAGAGGTTATGACCCCTGAACTGAAGAAGGCGCTTGGCCTGCCTGAAACGGCCACCGATGCGGACGTCCTGAAGGCGATTGCTGACCGGGACACCGAGCTCGCCAAAGCGAAGGAAGATCTCGCCAAGGCGAAAGCCAAGGAGCCGGCCGACGATGATGCCGACGACATGGCCAAGGCGCTTGCCTCGGGTGATGCGTTCAAGACCCCCGAAGGTCAGATCATCACCAAAAAGGCCGTTGGCGACAGCACCTATGCGGTGCTCAAGAGCCAGAACGACCGGATCGTGAAGGCTGAGGCGGACCTCGCCAAAGCCAAGGACGCCGAGATTGATCGCGAGTTCGCCAAGCGTGCCGAGGACCGTGGTTTCGGCGCCGAGTTCGGTCCGACGCTGCGCAAGGCGTACAACGGCGACGCGGCCGCCCAGCTCGAGCTCGAGAAGCGCATCGATGCGCTGAACAAGCAGATCGAGGAGGGAGACCTCTTCAAGAGCTTCGGCCACAAGCAGCCGGACGCGGATTCGGCAACCGCTGAATTTATGGCCAAGGTTGCCGACGTCCAGAAGGCCCACCCCAACCTCACCGAAGCGCAGGCCTACACCAAGGCCTACACCGATCGTGCCAATGCGCCGATCGTGAAGCGCATGAAGGACGAGGCTCGGGCCGCGGCCAACTAGGCGCACCCCTCCACCCAACCAAAGCGCCGTCGTGAGACGGCGTTCCTCCCACAGAAGGAAACATCCCCATGTCCACTTACGGCACGGGCCTGGTCGAGGGCGGCAACCTCATTGCCAACGCCGACCTTTCGGCCAAGCAGTTCTACGCGGTCAAGCAGACCAGCACCGCACGCAAGGTCGACCTCGCGTCCACCGGCGGTGAAGCGATCACCGGCATCCTGCTCAACACCCCGAAGGCCGGCGAGGCCTGCGAGGTTTGCCATTCCGGCTTCACCAAGGCCCTTCTCGGCACCGGCGGTGCAACGGCAGGCCAGGCGCTTCAGACCGAAGGGTCGACCGGCAAGCTGATCGCCCAGACGTCCACCAACGCCAAGGTCGCGGTCGCGATCGAGGCCGGAAGCGCCGGCGACATCATCCTCGTCCGCGTGGTTCCGACCGCCGGCTAACAGCCAAACGGCCGTTCGGCACGGCCGCTCGCACACGTCGCGAGACGTACTGCATTCCTCAAAGGGACAGCCGGGCATGGAGCGGCGGTAGCTCTCACCCTTTTGGAGCTGCCGTCGTTCCAGTCGTCCCTCCTCGATTCACCTCGGCCCGTCGTGACGACGCGCCTCTCCCACAGAAGGAAACTGCAAAATGTCCGCAGGTCTGTTCCGCAAGGCGCAGCCGACGCTCAGCCAGGTGCACGTCGCTGCTCCCCTCACCAACATCGCCGTCGCCTATATGCAGGACAACGGCAACTACATCGCCGACAAGGTCTTCCCGATCGTGCCGGTCGAATTTCAGTCCGACCTCTACTACAAATGGTCGAAGGACGACTTCTTCCGCGATGAAGCCCAGCTTCGCGCGGACGGTCAGGAATCCGCAGGCTCTGGCCTCAACCTGACCACCGATTCCTATGCGGCGCTCGTCTGGGCCCTCCACAAGGACATCGGCGACCAGATGCGGCGCAACGCCGATCCGGCGGTCGACATCGAGGTCGCGGTTACCCGCGCTCTGATGCAAAAGCTGCTGATCCGTCGCGATCGCCAGTTCGCCAGCAAGTACCTGGCGACCAGCATCTGGGGGACGGACATCACCGGCGTTACGTCGGCGCCTTCGACCAACCAGGTGGTTCAGTGGAACGACGGCGCCAACTCCGACCCGTTCACGGACATCGCGACTGGCCAGACCGCGGTCCTCCAGAACACCGGCCAGGAGCCGAATGTGCTGGTGCTCGGCTATCCGGTCTACCAGGCTCTGCGCAAGCATCCGCTGGTCATCGATCGTATCAAGTACGGTGGCTTCCCTGCCGACAGCGCGCGCAACATCACGCCTGAAATCCTTGCTCAGGCGTTCGACGTCGATCGGGTGGTGGTCGCCAAGGCGGCCTACAACTCGGCCAACGAGGGCGCGACGGGCTCGTACAGCTTCGCGGTCGGTAAAGTCGCGCTGCTCTGCTACGCGGCACCCGAGCCGGGCCTCATGGTCCCGTCGGCGGGCTACATCTTCGGATGGGCCGGCCTCGAGGGCAACAACGCGGACGGAATCTCGGCATGGTCCGAGCCCGTTCCGAACCGCGGCAAGCCCGGGTCGACGGTCCGCTGCGAAGCCGAGATGGCTTTCGACATGAAGGTCGTCGGTTCCGATCTGGGGTACTTCTTCACCTCGATCGTCGCGTAACGAGATGGCGGGGGCGGCGCTTCGGCGTCGCTCCCGCCGCTCCGGCACGTCTCCCGTCACATAGGAGCATTCCATGGGCATCCCTCATGCGCCCAAGCCTGCCAGCGAAATCGACCAGGCTGGAGGCGCCTACGTGCGCCGGGCTTTCACGTTCGGTGATCGCGAGCTGACCACCAAAGACCGGCTCACCGCCGACGAGGTGCGCTCAATCCCGATCGCGAACCTCAATGCGCTCATCAACACCGGCAAGATCGAGCTCTGGCCAGCAGCGCCGGAAGGCACGTTCATTGCCGAGCGCTTCGCCGTTCATCTCGGCTTCGGGAAATGGATCGTGGTCGAGGGCCGCAATCTGACCTCCGAGCCGGTCACCAAGGAAGAGGCTGAGGCACTCGCCGCCGCCTCCAGCTGAAGGAAACACCAGCCATGAACATCGTTCAACGCATTCTCGGCGGCGTGTCCGTCGGCGGCCTCCTCAACAAGGGCTCAACCTTCGTGTCGGGTTCCGTGGTGACGGGCATCACCGCACTTGCGGGTGGCGGCCAGACTGGCGCCACCCTCCTCACTGGCCAAATCAACAGCGTCGACACCGTCGCCACGGCAGCAGACTCGGTCGCACTTCCTGCGCCCAGTTATGTCGGCCAGGAGATTCGCGTGCTCAACAACTCCGCCAACTCTATGCAGGTTTTTGGCAGCGGGACGGACAAAATCAACGGCGTGGCCACGGGGACGGGGGTAGCGCAAGCGGGCGGCAAATTCGCCATCTATCAGGCGCTCTCAGTCGGTACGGCCGCGAATTGGTATAGAAACCTCAGCGCCTGAGGGCTTGCGGGCACGAACGGCGGCGAGGCGTTTCTTCAGATCGGCAATCTGCCGAAGTATGAGCCGCTCTTCGTCGCCGTCGCGGCCGCCATTCTTGATCGGAGCAAACAGGGCGTCGCCAGTCAGGCCCATCGTGACACGGTGGTGCAAGGTCGGGTATCGGATCCCGAACTCGCGCGAAGCTTGGGCGATCGTCATTCGACCTCTTGGAGTGTCGAGCCATCGACTGCGCCGAGTGTTGTTTGCCTGCGTCGTATAGTCTGCCCACATGCAGTTACCCGGCTCGTAGCCTTTGTCATTGTCAACGCGCTCGAGGGTGAGGCCTTTTTGCCACGTCGAGCCCATATCCTCCCAAAATGGTTTGAAGCTGGCCCATCGGGAGCACACTCGGATGCCGCGATCATAATAGTCGGATGATCTTTCATTATCTGGCGAGCAGCGCTTATGGATCGAGCACCAGGTCTTGTATGCCGGGTGACGGGACAGCCCGTGAGTCGTGTTTCGCTCGCGCATCATCTCCGGGATAAGACATCCGCACGATTGCGTTTCTCGGTGTCTGAGGGCCGAGCCTTTAACGAGCTTCCGGTTGCCGCAATCGCAAACGCAGTCCCAAATGACGTTGCCTTTGATTCGGTGGTCCGTAGCCCGCTCAACGGTGAGACGCCCAAACCGGTATCCAGTTAAATCAATGAACTTTCCCATAGAAGGGAGAGTATCAGAACAGGTGATCAGTTGCGAGGAGGTTCGTGCTAATGACCTGGACCTATAGCCCGTCGCAGCTCGCGACGTCGCCGCTGATGCAAGTCCGCTTCATCATGGGTGACACCGTGCAGACCGACCAGCAGGTCCAGGACGAGGAAATCACCTTCGCATTGTCGCAGCGGTCTTCCATCTGGGGCGCCGCTGCGATGGTGTGCCGATCGCTTGCCTCGCAGCTTTCGCGCGAGGCCGATACGGTCGACAAGGATCTGCGGACCACTCTGTCCGCGAAGGCGCGGGCCTATTCAGCTCGAGCCAACGAATATGAGGTCAAAGCCAGCGTTCGCGGGGGAGCCACGCCATACGCCGGCGGCATCTCGATTTCCGACAAGGTCCTGAACGAGCAGGATCCGGATCGCGTCCAGCCTCAGTTCGCGATCAGCATGGACGACAATTACCTGCCGGTCGCGCCGGTCGGCAACGAGGGCACGCCTCAGCCGTCAGACGACGAGAGCGGCGACGATGTCTGAGGTCATCGGCGTCAAACTCATCGGCCTCAAGAAGCTTCAGGCTTCGCTCGATGGCATCACGCCCTACGTTCAGGACCAACTGCGCGTCTTCATGGCGCGGTTTGGCATTCTGCTTCGCGACCAGGTGAAGACCAACATCGTCGAGCGGTTCAAGTCCGGCCTGGGCCCGCTGCAGCAAGGCGTGAAGCTTCAGCACATCGAGGAAGTCGGCTCGGTTACCGAGCGAGTCTACATCGACGACGTTCCCTATGCGGCCATTCAGGAATATGGCGGCCGGACTGGGCCGCACGTGATCGAGCCGGTCAATGGGAACGTCCTCGCTTTCATGGCGGGCGGCCCGCTCGGTCTTTCATCTGGCGGCGGGGCCAACGGCCTCGTCTTCGCCAAGCGTGTCAATCACCCCGGATCCGTCATTCCCGAACGGTCCTACGCCCGGCTGGCGCTCGTTCAGATGCGCGCCCCGTTCGAAAGCGGGATCCGCGAGACCGTAAGCGAAGCGATTGACCAGAGCTTTGCGGTGGCAGCCGAATGATTGCGCGCGAAAGCATCTACCTCCCGTTGTTCAACATCGTTGAGCAGCTACTGGCGCCCGGCGCGGTCGATGGGCCGCCCGACGGCAAGCCCAATGCCTCGGGAGTCTCAGCTACCGCCGGTACCCCCACTCCGGGAAAACCCTTCAATTTGGTCAGCCGGGAGGTTATCGAGGTTCAACGCGTTCCGCCCGGCCTGCAGCCGGTCCTCTTCATGGACGAAGCGCTCGAGGAATATGTGAGCGACGGGCAGGGGCTCTATCATCGCCGCTGGACCGTCTATTTCCACGTCGGATGCACAACTACCCGCGGCACGGCTTCCTCGACGATTCTCAACCCATTGCTGGATGTCCTCGAGGCTGCGCTTCAGCCGGGCGACGGCAATGTGCTCGGACTCGGCGATACGGTAACCAGCGGGCAGTTCGCCGGCCTCTCCGTGAAGAACCTCGGGAACAACAGCACCGACCCCAATGCACGTCAGGCGGTCGCCTACGTGCCGTTCCAGCTCAATTTCGGACCTTATTAGGAGGCATCATGGCCAATCCATCGCTCGAGCAGCTGATCGCGGAAGCCGAACAGTGGTTCGCAGATACGATGCACAACAGCGTCGTCAGCCGCGAGGTCGCGGTCTACAATCATGTGCACGCGGCGTTCGAGGATTTGAAAGCGCGCATCACGGCGCTGATCACCGGCAAGCCTGCGCCCGTCGTTCAGCCGGTCGAGGCCGAAGAGGCCGCGGACATGTCTGACAAAGCGGCCAAGGCAAAAACCGCCGACTGACCCGGTTCACCTAAGTCGCAGCGTGTCGCGTGGAGGCTGCAGATGGGCGAGTTTGCGGCCCCTACACCGGCTCCAAGGCGCGTTCATGATAACGCGTGGCGGATCGGACATCATCCGGTCTGGATCCGGCGTCCCTACAATCACGAGATCTACGCGATTTCGCACTTCCGCATCTGTTCCTGGTGCGGCTGCATCCACCCGCTCGATCTGATCGGCCTTCTGGCCGAAGGCTCGACGATCGAGAGTGCGACCAAGCCGGGCAAGTATTGGCTCGTCACACCCAATCCCGTTGCCGGCGACCTCGTCCGCATGGGGTCCGTGCCTGGCCGGGTGTTCGATCGGAGGCATGAGCCGCGCGACCTTCGTCACAAGCTCAGCGCACCAAAGAAGCGCGGGCTTATGTTCGAACCGAGCGCCTCTGAGCGCCTCAGCGGCCACTTTGACCGCCCGGCGCTAGAGGTCGCGCCAAAGGTCATCCGCTGGCCGTTCTACGCTGTCCACACGACTGAGTGGCAATGGTCGGAGATATGGGCGGCAGCGTCGATTCCGCCGCTCCAAACCGTCTGAATTCAACCGCGTCGCGAGACGCCATTTTCCTCATCAGGAGTAGCCAACATGCCCAACAGCATTACCGGTAAGAAGATCTTCGGCGCTGGCCGTTTCTTCGGCATCAACAACGTCAGCAACCCGACGCCCGCGCGCTTCTACGTGCCGCAGGACAACACGATCGATTTCAAGATCGCGACGAAGACCCTGACGGGAGAGAACAAGTTCCCGGTCGCGGTCGCGCAGGGCGATATCTCGGTGACCGGCAAGGTCACCTACGGCGCCCAGAATGCCCGAGTGTTCGCCGACCTCCTGTTCAACCTCGGCAGCACCACCGGAACGATCATCGAGCAGGAGAAAGAAACGGCGACGATCCCGTCGACTCCGTTCCAGGTCACGGTCGCAAACGGCGCAACGTTCAAACAGGATCTGGGCGTCATGCTCGCTTCGGACGGCACGGTGTTCGTCCAGGTCGCGTCTTCGCCTGCCACCGGCCAATACAGCCTCAACACCACGACCGGCGTCTACACGTTCAACAGCAGCGATACCGGCAAGGCCGTCGTGATCAGTTACCTGTACGCGAGCGCTTCGACCGGTGAGAAGCTGGTGATGACGAACAGCCTGCAGGGTCCGGCAGGCGCGTTCACGGGCGTTTCGGTGTTCCCCTACGGGTCCGACCAGGACGTCCTAATCCTCAACAACTGCATCGCCAGCGATGCCGGCATTGGCACTAAGCAGGGCGACTACGTGAAACCCTCGTTCGGCTACATGGCGGCGACGGATTCGAGCGACACGCTCGGCACGTTCGCCTTCAGCCAGGCCGCCTAAGGGTCCCGACCATGAAACCACATCGCCGCCAGTTCCGTCGCCGACTGGCGCTGTGGGTCGTCTATTACATCGGCGACTTCCATTCCTTCCACGCACTCTTGAAATTGGAGCTCGATATGGCCCTCGACAACCTTCAGAACCTCGTCAACCAGGCGCAGGCGGACCTCGGCCGCCTCGTCGCCAAGGCACAGGCCGACGAAGCCGCTGCAGCAGCCGCAAACTCGGCGGCAAGCGATTTCGAGGCTCAGGCGACTGCGATCGTGCAGCCGCTCGCCGACGCAATCGCGCAGGCTGCACCGCCGGCGCCTCCTGCTGCTGACACCGCAGAACAGCCGGCGGCCGAGTAATCGCAGCATGAAAACCGAGGTCGAGCAGCTGGGCGAGGAACGTCGCCTGATCTTCGAAAACGTCGCCAACGGCGTCCCGATTCAGCAGGTCATGTCCGCTTATCGCAGAAGCGAGAAAGAGGTCATGGCCGATGTTGAGTTCGTGGGGAAGAAGATCACCGAATATCGCTTCCGTAAGGCGATGCCGCCGCTCAGCTGCTCGACCCTCAAAGACATCAGTTGGAACCGCCTCGCACTGCTCGACACGCTACGCGGTCTCAACGACGCCTATCTCGGCACCAGCCTCCTCATCGGAAAGATCCACATCGGCGTGCTCGACGATCCGCACGTAATGCAAGAGGCAAAGGGGCGCGGAGCTCTTCATCTCACTCAGGTAGCTGGTCGATGATCGAACCAAAAACGGTTATTCTCGCGGGAAAGGAGCTTGCCGTCCCGGCGCTCCCTATCCGGCTCAACATGAAGGCCTATTTCATCTGCAAGGACCTGACCGCTGCGGAATATCCCGAGCGGTACGTCGAGGCACTCAAGAGCAATAAGATGGTCGAGGTGTCGGAGGAGGAATTCGCTTCCTTGACCGAGCTCGCCTTTCTCGGCGCTTGCGCAGCGGATCCGGCGCTCGATCGAGCCACGTTCGACACCTGGACGATCACGCCTCCTGAGCTCGTCGACGCGTTCTTTCCCATCCGGTACCAGACTGGCGGATGGGTTCCGATGCCAAACAGCTCTGACGCGCCCCAGGAGGGGCAGGAAGAGCCGGGGGAAGCTCAGGGGGCGGAAACGCCCCGGACATAGATTTCTGGCGCATCATCGCGCAGCTGGTCCGTCATTTCGGCCAGACGAAGGATTACTGGCTCGACAACTGTTCATTGCAGGAATGGCGGCAGGTTTGGCAGCGTGAGCTGATCGAATCGCCGCCCGCCGACGGCTTCATTTCCGCATATTTCGGCTACGAAGCTCCCGTCATTGGTGGCGAGGAATCGAGCGACGAAGGCGAAGTCGAGTTCGATCTGTCGGAGTGTGAGCGCTAGACCTTAAGCTTGCGGAAGCACGAAAACGCTTTAATTTGCATTAAATGCAATGTCCGTTTTGCCTAGAGCAAATCATAGACGGTGCGATCGTGTGTCGCTTTTGTGGTAAAGGCCAACCGCCCCCTCCGGAGGAGGCGGCGGCAAAGCGCTCGAAACGAAAGAAACTCATTATCGCGTTCACCGTGGCTTTTTTGCTTTTGGTCATCATCGGTGAACTGACGGGACCGAAGACCGTTGGCGATCTTGCTAAGCAATATGCTGCAGATTGCGTTCGGAATAAGGGTTCCGGAAATTGGCACGGCTCAATGGGAATTTCGCTGGAAAAGTTCTGCGAAGCGGCGGGCGATCTTCAGGCGCTTGAAGAGGACCGGAAAGAGCATCCTGAGAGATATTGAGAACGGCAAAACGGGCAGCCGATTGCTCGACCGGCCGCCCGCGCGATGCCGGGCCTCGCCACACCGAGCCCCGCCGTGCCATACGCTGCCATACCTCGCCACGCCTGCCAGGCCTGGCCGCGCCTCGCCTTACCTAGCCTCGACGTGCCGAACGTCGCCTTGCCTGCCATGTTACGGGTCTATTTGGCGCCCCGAGCCTGATCGATCTCGGCGAATATCCGCGCGAACTCGATCAGCTCCGCATGACGTTTCCGCCACGCCTCCAGCTCTCGGAATGCCTGCTCCACAACTTGGGCGCGAAGCACGGGGTCAGCAAGAGCATCGACCGTGCTAGTGTAGCTCCGGTCCTCGTCGCGCTTCACACTTACAAACGCCCTGATGGGGACAGCCTCTTCATCCGACCGCTCGATAACAACGTCGATCGAGCGGATCAGATATTTAGCCTGCTCGATGCGCCATTTTTCTCCGGCAATCTCGTTGTCCCAATCGAATATCGGATGCAGCGGCGAGGCATCATCGCGAGCCTCGCGGACCACGTCTTCGCTTTCGAGCCTGCCGTTTTGATGGACCCGGATTCGCTCCAGTTCGTCGCCGACGAGTTGCGCATCGGCTTCGACGCGCGAGCCCTGTTTCCATTGATAGATCATAACTCACCTTCAGCGGCAATGTGGAACCGTCCGTAGCTGCCGTTTCGCTCCGGCCTCCACTCACCAATACCAACGCCAAATCCGGCAATGTTGAGGAGGTTGGCCAGCTGCTCTGGGCTGATAATCGCCGAATTGAACTTTAGCATGACCGGGATTCGCCAATCGGGGAATTCAGGTCGATAGCGAATATCCGCAGTTCCCATGCCAACGCGCACCATGTCCTCACGAGGACGTGGGTCGCCGATAACGGTCAGCAATTCCTGGTCGATATGGAAGGCGCCACGAGCGGCCGTCATTTTCATGTCGGCGAAGCGGCAAGCGGAGATCATCGCGGCTTTGACGCCGATCGCCGGGAAGGCGTAAGCCCCATCAACCGTTCGATAAAAGCAAGCTTCGTAATCGGCTTCAGGATCCTTCGCCGCTTTCGCTTGCGTCGCTTTCTTCATCTGCTTGTCGAGCATCGCCTTCTTGGCCTTTTCGGACCAAGCGTGAACAATTAACGGGCTGTCCCCGATGAGCATGAAGGCGGCCTGTTCGATCCGCAGTGCCGGTAATTCGATTTTCTGATCAGCCATCACGCCCTCCCGAAGAAGAAACTGTCGGCGAGTAGATACTCGGCGTGCCGCGGTTGCCACTCCAGCCCGTATTCGTTCTGAAGAGCTCGCAGTTTGAGCAGAAAAGCTGACGGACTCGGGCTGGATGTTCGAAGCAACCGATCAAGAGATCGATCGACTGCTTCGACAAGATCGACGCGCCATCCATCGGATTTGAGCGGATCGCCCATCGCATCGAGAGCGGCGCGATGTCGGCGATAGTCGGACAGAGCGTCGTCGAAGCGCTGCCAAGCAGCGATCGCCAGTTCGGCGGCCGCATGGTCGTCTAGGATTTCTGGACGTGAGTGGGTATTGAGTTGAGAAGCCATTTCGATCTCCTCGGGATCGGGGTGGTTAGAGCCGAGTGGGAAGTTGCTGCTTTCCCTCGGCTCGCAACTCTGATATCAGGGTTTCAATGTCAGCGCAAGAAACTTTGGTATCAAAGAAACGGCGTGGCCCAAAGCCGACTGGACAAGGCACTCCCGTCATGGTCCGTTTAGAGCCTGATCTTCTCACTCAAGTCGACCACTGGCGCGACAACGCACTTGGACAGCCAACGCGGCCCGAAGCGATCCGCCGTCTCGTGAAAAAGGGGCTCGCGGCCCCGAGCTGACCCGTCTCGCGGGTCGCCATTTGCCAAGGTGACCAGCATGAGCGACGGCAGTGTTGAAATCCGAATTTCTGGCAGCGTCGATCCCTCGGTTGCGGCGAGCGCTAGCGAAGCCAAGGCGGCAATCGGCGGACTGGGCGATAGCACAACGGTTTCCGCCGCCGCGATGGCGAAGGCCCTGCAGGCAACGGGTGGAAATTTACGGCAAATCACGCCCGAAATGCTGGGCCTCGGCGCCGCCGCGAAAGTGGCGGCTGGCGCTCAGGAGGGTCTGACGGCGGCAACGGCCGCTGAGACAGTGGCGGCGGAAGCGAACACTGTAGCCACCGAGGCGAACGCAGCGGTCCACATCAACAGCCGGGCTGCCTATGAGGCAACGGTCCTCGTCCATGAGATCCTGCAGGGACGCTATTCGCGCCTGACGGGGTCGTCGTTGATTCTGACCCAGCAGCTTGCCGGGCAGGCGGCAGTGTCGAAGGTTCTATCGTCGGCGATGAGCGTCGAGGGCGCGGCTGTCCTCGGCGTTGTTGCCGCCATGGGCGTCGCGATCGGCGCCACGATCACCTACGACAAGGCGCAAGAGCATCTTCAGGATACTGTTGCCGGCCTTGGGGCAAAGTCGGGCCTGAGCGAGGACCAATTGCGACAGGCCGGGGAAGCCGCTGCGAAGTGGGCGGATCAATCGGTAGCAGAGAGCACTCGTGCTGCCGCTGCATTTGATGCGGCGGGCGTTCGCTCGCAAGCGGACATCGAGAAGCTTTCCGGCAGCGTTCAGGCGTACGCGCAGCTCACCGGCGTCAAATTCGCCGAAGCACAGAAGACGCTCGCCGAAGCGATGCAGGATCCCATCAAGGGCGCGAAAGACCTTCACGATCAGCTCGGCATTCTCGACGGCGACCAGATCGAACAGATCCAGCGCCTGACCGATCTCGGCGAGAAGGATCAGGCCGTCGCCATTTTGGCGCAGGCTTTAAAGGATCGTACCGACGAGCTTCACAGCGCCGGCGTGGGGCTCACCGGTGGCCTCGGAGCCGTGGTCGATGCGCTTAGCAACGTTTGGACCTGGCTCGGCAACGTCAATGAACGCATTTCGCTGTCGATCCCGTACTTCGGCCGATTGCGGCGTGAAGCCGAGGAGACGCAGGCCGCGCAAGCTCGGGTTATCCAGAACCAGGCGCTGCTTAACCAGCAATCTAAAGCCGGTGCCGACCTTTACGACCAAACCCCAGAAGGGCAGGCGGCGAAAAAAAGGACCGAGCTAATTGGGGACATGAATCAGCTCGGGTTGGCGCTTGACGCTGACACGCAAAAGTACGGCGCCAATTCCGACGCCGTGAAACGCGACAAGCAGGCGCTCGAAGATTATAATCACGCGCTCAATACCTACTTGCCCGAGGCCGAGAAGAAGCGCCGCGCCGACGCCCTCGACGTCCAGATCGCCGAGGCTCGTCACAAGCACAACGCCCAGCTGGTCAAGGACCTGACCGAGCAGAAGGCGCTGCTCAGTGAAGCCGGCAAGGTTGAGAGCGATGCCGACGCGAAGTCGCTCGCCGCAGGCGCTGGCGACGTCGCCGGAGCAAAGACCTTCGCTCCCAAGGGCGGGAAGGGCCCGAGCATCGTTTCCGATTGGGAAGAACAGCTCCACGAAGCGGAGGTCGCGAGCAACGACTTCTTCAGCGACCAGACCGAAAAAGAGCTTCAATTCTGGCAGAGCAAGGTCGCGCTCACCAAGGCCGGATCGAAAGATTGGCTCGACGTCCAGTCGAAGATCTACGAGGCGCAAAAGACCCTCGCACACCGCGACTACGACGAGCACGTCGCGGATCTCAACGACCGGCTCGAGGCCGATCGCGACGACTTCAAGAAGTTTCAGGCCGACTGGCAGGAAAAGCTCGCCTACATCAAATCCAAGTTCGGCGAGGAGTCGAGCGAATATCGGGACGCGCACCGCCAGGAGGAATCGGAGGAGCGCCAGCACCGCGAACAGATGCTTCGCGAGGAGCTCAGCGGCAATTCGAAGGAGATCGAGGCGCTCAAGACGCACCTGGCCGCGATGCGCCAGGAGCGGCAGAGTGACGCCGCCGCTGCCGAAGCGATCATCAGGGACCAGGCGGATTCTACGGTCCTCAGCGAGGTCACGGCCGCGGCGCGGATCGGCCAGGTCCACCTTCAGCTCTCTCAGCAGGAAATCGACGACGCCACCTCGGTCTTCAATGCACAGGAGAAGCTTCGGCAGAAGGGCCTCGCCGACACGCTCGCGACCTATCACGAAGATTCCGATCAATATCGTCTGGCGCTTCAGCAGGACAAGGATGCCTACCAGGCGTTCCAGGACCAGGTTGCCGAGATCCAGCATCGCGCAACCGCTCAGCAGATCCAGGACATTCTCGCGGTCAAACAGGCCTATGCCAATCTGATCGGGCCGACCGTCAGCGCGACAATAACCGGCCTCGACGGCATGCTGTCGAAGACCCAAAATTGGCGTCAGGCCGTGATCGGCGTCTACCAGTCGGTCGTCTCGACCTTTGAAAACGCGGTCGGCCGCATGGCGACCAAGTGGCTTGTCGAGCACGTCTTCATGACGGCCGCCCAACGGGCCCAGTTGACGATCCAGACGGCCCAGCACACGGCGTCGGAAGTCGCCAAGACCGGCGCCACAACGACCGGAGTCGCGACACGGGCCGGTGTCGAGAACACCGGTTTCTTCGCAAAACTGCTCGGTCTTTTGGGAATCAGCGTCGGGGCCCACACGGGGGCTGAGACGGCCAAGACGACGGCAACGGTAACCGGCGCAACGGCGCGCGCCGCGACGGAAGCGTCAACGGCAGCCGCATCCGCGGCAACCCAAATTGCGACGAACGTCTCGCTCGTGAGCTCTTTTGCCGGTGTCGCCGGTGCGGCGGGGACAGCCTCCTGGGCCGCCGCTCCATGGCCCGTCGATGCGGGAGCTCCAGCCTTTGGCGCCAGCATGTCGGCTGCTGCGCTCGCCTATCTGCCGCTCGCGAGTCTCGACGTCGGTACTAATTACCTGCCGCGCGACATGGTGGTCCAGGCGCACGAAGGCGAACGCGTCATCCCCAAGGCCGATAACCGCAAGCTCATGGAGATGATGAGTCTCGCCAACGGGCAGGGTGGTCGCGGCGATGTCCATCTCCACTATTCGCCCGCCATTCAGAATGGCCAAGCGGTCGGCCTGCGTCAGCTGCTCTCTTCCGAGGGCGGCGCGATGATCACCTTCCTTAACCAGGCGGTCAGGGACGGGAAGCTGAAGCTCCAACCAGCGTGAGGCGCCCATGACGTTGCCGGTGTATCCGACACTGGAGGGCCTGACCTTCCCGGTCAAATGGACCCCCAAGTTCTTCAACATGCCGACGCAGACCGCGGCGTCCGGCGCGGATATCGATCTCGCGCTCGCGGCCTATCCGCTGCACGATTTCGAGCTGCAGTACGAGTTCATGCGCGCCAATGGCGTGCTCGGCGCGAGTTCCGACGAATTCAAGACGCTGATGGGTTTCGTGCTGCAGATGGCCGGCACGCCCGGGCGGTTCCTGTTCTCCAACCCCGATGACAGCTCGGTTACGGGGCAGTCGATCGGGACCGGTGACGGATCGACCAAGACGTTTACGCTCGTTCGGACATTCGGTGCGGGCGGATTCGGCGGCACCGAGCCGGTCGGCCAGGCAGACCTCACGGCCACGTTCAACGTCAAGGTCAATGGCGTCCTGAAGACGCTGGGCACGGACTACACGGTCGACCAGACGACGCCGGGCGCCAACACCATCACCTTCACAGCAGCGCCGGCTTCGAGCGCTGTGATCACGGTCGACATGACGTATCGCTATTACTGCAAGTTCGCGGACAACGCCGAGGAGTTCGACAAATTCATGTCGAACCTCTGGTCCGGCAAGATCATCATCCATAGCTGCAGGCCCGGCGCATGAGGGGCGCTACAGCGGCGACCGCCGCGCTTCTGGCCAGCCCGCCGCCAAATCTTCAATCGGCCGATCTTTTCACATTCACGCTGGCCGATGGCGTCACTGTCTATCGATGGACGAGCTATGATCGCGATCTCACGGTCAATGGCGATGTCTATTCCTCGCGCAAGCCATGGCTCCGGCGGTCTCGCTGGAGCGTCGGCAATACCATGTCGGTGCCTACGCTAGAGATCACCTTGCTCGCGCTCAACGATGGATTCAGCGGCGGCTCCGATATCAAATCGCAGATCACCAATGGCTTGTTCGACGGAGCCAGCGCCGCCCTAGATCGCGTGTTCTTCCTGCCAGGAACGACGATCATCAACGACGTTGTGGAAGAGACCGGAGGAGGCACCACCTATACGACCGTCACCACGGTCAATCTCGATGCGATCAGCAACGCTGCAACAAGCGGGAGCGGAGGCCTTTCGGTTGGCATTGACGCCGGTGCGACGTTCGCGCCGAGCGACATCGTGCGCGTTTCCCTCCCGACCGGGCAGACATATGTCGCATGGTCGCCGTGGGGCGTTCCCTCTCCCGCAAACCCGGCCGGGGACACTGGGTCGACCAACCGGTGCCATGTCATTCCTGACGCAACCATTGGATCCGAATTTGCAATTGGCTCGACCACAATTTTTGACGGTTATGAAGCGGCACGCGCAGCCTTCGGCCAGCAGACCTTCACCGGCTTTTCGACGTATAAATTCTATATCCAGGACGATCGAATCAGCGACAACTCGGGGGGCCTTTCGATTCTGGTCGAGAAGGGCACGCCCACGGTGATCGGCACCCATGCCGGGATTCGGCTGCTCGGCGGCAATGTCGGCAATATCGATATCACCGGAAATTCCGCGACGATCACCGTCAAGGGAAAGAGCAACCTTCTGGATCAATATGCCCCGCGCAATCTCTATCAGCTGGGATGCAATCATGCTTTCTGCGATGCGGGATGCACGCTCAGCAGAGCCGCGTTCACGAGCTCGCATAGCGTGGGATCAAGCCCGAGCCGGACCTTCATCCCATGGAGCGGCTCGCCGCCGGCGAATGCCTCGAATTTCCGCTATGGCACACTCACCATGACCTCTGGGGCATGCTCGGGGCAGGCCCGCACGGTTCGCTCAGCGGATTCTACCGGCCTCACGCTGATCCGCCCTCTTGTCGGATCGCCCTCCGCCGGCGATAGCTTCACGGCCTTTGAGGGCTGCGACAAGGCGCGGAGTAGCGGATCCGGCCAGGACTGCACGGCGCGCTCGAATACCCAGAATTGGCGCGCCTTCCCGTTCGTGCCGCCAGCCGACAACGCCTTCTAAGGGGCCGCGCCTCATGCATCAGGAGACATGGGCCGATGGCAAGTCAGTGATGATCCGGCGCGCCTCCGGGGCGGTGGAAACGCACGCCTTCGGCAGCAAAGCAGAAGCCAAGGCGCGCGCCGCGGTGATCGCCGAAGGCTTGTCGTGGATCGGAACGCCGTTCCGCGATTGCGCGGACGTCAAAGGTCCGGACGGCTGCGTCGATTGCGCGATGCTTCTCGTTCGGGTTCATGTCGATACTGGCCAGCTCCCGCCATTCGATCCTCGCCCCTATCCGCCATCATGGCTGCTCCATCGCGATGAAGAAATGTTCCTTGAGTGGATCGGCGCCAAGTTGGGCGGCCGGGAGGTCAAAGAGCCGCGCGTCGGCGATGTGCTCGTTTTCAAGTTCGGCCGCTGCTTCAGCCATGGCGCGATCCTGATCAATTCCGAGGAGATCGTTCACGCCTATGTGAAAAGCGGCATCGTGCATGTCAGCCGCCTCGATGAGCAGGAATTGGCGTGGATCGCTACCGGAATTCCGCGGCCCCGAAAAGCCTTTGAGGTCGGGCGATGAGCGGCCTGCTCGGCCGCCCCAATTCGCGGCACGTTCAAAAATACACCGGGCTACAGGTCCAGACCTCCGCGCTCAACCTTCCGATCGCAATCTTCTGGGGCAAGCGCCGCCTCGCGTGGAACCTGATCTGGAAGGGCAACATCGCCGCAATCGCCCAGCACAGCGGCGGCGGCAAAGGCGGCGGCGGGAAAGGGACGACCTCCTACACCTATACCGTGCCAGTCATCATGGCACTTGGCGAAGGCCTTGTCTCATCGATCCCGACGGCGTGGCAAAACCAATCGGTCACCAGCCTTTCGGCGCTCGGCCTGACCCTCTTTACCGGATCGCCGACGCAAACGGCATGGTCTTACGTTTCGACGGCCTATCCAAGTCAGGCGTTGAGCTATGCCAACACCGCCTATGTCTGCTCGTCGGCGCTGCAGCTGGGCTCGATGCCGACGATTCCGCAGATCGACTTCGAATGCGTCGGCAATCTCTCCGGCACCATGCCGGGAACGCCGGATTGCAATCTGGGCGATATCATCCCCGATTTCCTGACGAACACGCAGTACGGGATGGGGCTCGCAGCGACCGATCTTAATGCGACTGATCTCGCCTTTTTCAAGACATACCAGCAGGCTCAGGGCCTCTTCTTCTCGCCAGCGCTGATCAGCCAGGAAAAAGCCAACGACATTATCGATCGCTGGGCCGAGCTATCGAATAGCTGGATCTTCCCGAGCGGCGATCAGATCAAATTCGTGCCGCTGGGCGACACCGCCATCACGGCGAATGGCGCTACCTACACTCCCGACACCACGATCCAGTATGATCTCACGGTCGACGACTTCATCGGCGATCCGCCGATCAAGGTCAGCCGGATGGATCCGGCGGATGCGCAGAACAAGACCACGCTGCAGATCACCGATCGGGCGCTGAGCTACAATTCGAATCCGATCGAATATAAAGACCAGACGCTGGTCGATCTCTATGGCCTGCGCGACAACAACAGCATCCAGGCCGACGAGATTTGCGATGCCGCAGTTGGCTCGATCGTCGCCAGCCTCATCGGCCAGCGCGCCGCCTACCAGCGCAACACCTATTCGTTCACACTGCCATATCGCTTCGTTCGCCTTGAGCCGGGCAATCTCGTCACCATCATCGATCCAAACAATGCCGCGATTCAGCAACTCGCCGTGCGAATGAAAACGATCGAGGAAGATCAGGACTATAATCTCGCCTGCACCGCCGAGGAATTTTTCGGAGCCGCGACGACCGGGACCGTAACCAGCAGCCCGGTACAGCCCTCGTCGCCGAATACGTTCAACAACTTGGTCGATCCCGGCAACGTCAACGCGCCCTGCGTTTTCGAGCCCAATTCCTCTTTGACCGGCGGCGCGGCGGAGGTCTGGATCGCGGCTTCGGGCGGCGCCAATTGGGGCGGCGCTTACGTCTATATCAGCTTCGACAATGTGACGTTCTCGCTGATCGGAACCATCGTCGGGAAAGCTCGGCAGGGCATCCTTACCGCCAGCCTCGCCAGCCATGCCGATCCGGATACGACCGACACGCTGAGCGTTGATCTTACGGCGAGCGCCGGGACTCTAGGCGCTGTCACCAATGCGGATGCCGACGCGTTCCGAACGCTCGCCTATTTGAGCGCGCCTGCCTCGGGATCTGTGCTCGCTGGATCCGGCGAGCTCATCGCCTATGGGGCAATCGCATCGACCGGCACCTATACCGATAATCTCACGTATCTTCGCCGCGGGCTCTATGGCACCGCGCCGGCCGCGCATTCGACGAATGATCTATTCACCCGGATCGATCTGGGCGCGAGCGACACGACACTCGTCAAATACGAGCTCCCGGCGGCGTATATCGGCGCGACCATCCATGTGAAGCTGATGAGCTTCAATATCTATGGCCAAGGCGCTCAAGATATCTCGACGGTCACTAGCTACAGCTACACCCCGAGCGGGGCCGGATATGGCGGCGGTTCGGGCGGCGTCCCAACCACTCCGACTGGCCTAACCGCTGTCGGCGGCAATCTTCAGAACGTGCTCACCTGGAATGCCAACCCATCAGCCGACAACGTAACGGGATATGAGATCTGGCGCGCGGCGGGAACGGGGGCCGCATTTGGGTCCGCCTCTAAGATCGCGACTGTCAACGCGCTGACCTATACCGATCCGGGGCTTTCGGCCTCGACCGGCTACACCTACTTTCTCAAGGCCGATAACGCCGCCGGATCCTCGGCGGCAACGGCGGGGGCCAACGCGACCACGACCGCAGCAGCTTTCGGCACCACGACCGGATCGATCACGGCATCCGAAGCGCTCTCGGCCGGGAATCTGTGCAATATCTATACCAATTCCGGCGCCGCGAATGTCCGCAAGGCTAATGCGACCGACGCAACAAAACCGGCCAATTGCTTCGTTCTCGCCAGCGTCGCATCGAGTGCGGGCGCGACGGTTTATTTCGCGGGCCAGATCATTACCGGGCTGTCGAGTCTGACGCCGGGTACGACCTATTATCTCGACATCACGGGCGGCGCGATCACGGCCACGCCCCCGAGCACCGCGGGGAACGTCGTGCAGGAGGTCGGCGTCGCGCTGTCGGCGACGAGCTTGATGTTCAATCCGCGAGCAATGATCGAAGTCGAATGACGGAGAGGGTTCAATGACTTCGCGCAAGCCGCTGGTGCGAAATACGGCACTCATCCAAGAGCTTCAGGGTGGAGATACGCTTCAGCTTCCCGCCTCCGTGACCGGTGGCGCGAGCATGAACCTCGCGCCTGGGGTCGCACCGACCAGTCCGAACAACGGCGATGTTTGGATCACGTCGGCAGGCATCTATGTCCAAATTGCCGGAGCAACTATCGGCCCGCTTGGGACAGGAGGTGGCGGATCAGGGGCCTACGTTTTACTCCAATCGCAGACGGTCACCGGTTCGTCCGTGGCATCGGTTTCGTTCACGTCGATTCCAAGCACTTACAAAAATTTGAAGTTGATCATTAGTGCTCGAGGTTCGGCGGCGGCGACGGCCGTCAATCTCCATCTTCGGATGAACAATGACTCGACGGCGAATTATGATTGGGTCGCAACGAGCAACAACTCGGCATCGGTGCAGGGCACTCCGAATGCGACGCAGACATCCATTCGCATAGGAGCGGTGAGCGCTGCTAGCGCAGTAAATTCAAGCCGCTTCGGAATCGTGGAGGCGACGCTATTCCACTATGCGAACAGTATCATGGAAAAAGATCTGATGTCATTCGAGTATGACAATGACTCCCACTCAACCGGAACCTTGCGCCTTCAGCAATTCGGCGGAACTTGGCGAAGCACGACGACGATCAACAGAGTCGATCTGCTGATGGACAATGGAAATATTGACGTAGGATCGACATTCGATCTCTACGGCATGAACTAATTTGTCCCCATCTCTGGAGTTCCATGTCCATGGCCGGCTTTAAAGTGAGCTCAAGTGCGTCTGCGACTCTGGAGCCGGCAAGCTGGTTCTGTGGGGAATTCAAATAAACGACCTCAGGTAGACGCCGAGCGTGGCCGCCTGACCGCCATCACCGATTTCGTAAGGCCGGCGATCCGCTCATGCTCAATCGTCGCATCCGGGAAAAGCTGTCGCATCTGTCGCGGCGTCAACAGTCGTGTTTGCTGCACCATCCCGATTGCGGTTCGCGTCGTCGGATTGCGGCCAAGCACGTCGATAGTCGCGGCGCGAAGCCGCTCGGGCAGGAACTGGACGAACGGCAAGCGATAGTGCGGCTCGATCGGAAACCAGAAGTTCGGCGTCTGTACAAAGTAGGCCGGCGCTAGGCGGCGCACCTCGCCCGCCATAGCCTGCATGTCCGCCCATCGGCCGACATGCTCAATGACGCTGTTCGAATGGACGACGTCGAAGCTGTTGTCTTGGAACGCGAGCTCGCAGGCGTTGCCATGCCGGATGCGGAGATTTGCGTCGTCGTGTTCATCGCCGCCTAAATTGACGACGGTGATCTCGACCTTCGGGTCGCCATAGAGCCCGGGAAGCGCATGCCAATATCCCGCACCGCCGCCGACATCGAGAATGCGAACTATTGGCTTGGCGGCCATCAGCGGCGCGACCAAGCCGAGAAATCGCTGCATTCGCGCCTGCCGGAACCTGTTTGATAGATCGTGCGGCTTCATTGAGACCCCTGACCCGAGCTTCGCGAGGCTAGCCAAATTCGACCCAAGTTCAAATCCCGCAACGGCGCCGTCCGGAATCGGGGCAATCCCATGCGCCGCTAGAGCGCTTGCGTAAAAAGGGGACCGCCTGTGAGCGCAACTTGGATCCAGCTGCTCGCCGCGCTTCTATCCGGATCTATCCTGCCCTCGATCGGGAAATGGTTTTGGCGGTTGTTCACCAGAGCCGGCGAACGCGAACTCAGCCGCGTCGAAAGCCTCGAGGCGCTGGTCGAAGTTCTTCGCCGAGCCCTCGATAAGATCCGGCTGCGCGAGGACGCACTCGCGCAAGTGCTCGGAGTGCTGATCTTCGGGCTCAAGAGCATTGAGAATATCTCGCCGCCGGTCGCGGATGCGATCGAGCGCGCGATCGGGATCCTCGAGGGGGTCCAGGCTCACTTGGAGCACATCAGTTCGGCGGGGCAGCAGTGAACTCGCCCTTTGGGGCGCGTCGGCCGCGAGCGCTCAACCGAAAGACCTTCGCACACATCATGGAGACGGCCGTGCCGCTCGACAGAACAGGCGACGAACGCATCGAAGAATTGCTCGTGATGCTGAGGCAGGAGAGCGATCGGGCCAAGCGCCAGGACAAACCTTCGCGCGACTATCGGCAGCCAAGACCGCCCCAGTGATGACGGCCCCGGGCGGAGCGGGTGGGTAATAGGTGAAGGCCCGGGGCGCGTCTGCCTCTTCCATGCCGGGAAGTTCGCTCACGGTTCCTTCCCCGGCTTTTCTGACCGCCTCTCATAACGACGAACAGAGCGCACGTGTCGCGCGCAGCGCCGCGACCGTCGCGGCCGCTTCAACGGCCAATCCGAAAGACAAGTTCCATGAAAGCGAATTTCTCGCCGTCTCTGGGGTATGTGCTCCTGAGCGAGGGCGGCTTCGTCAACAATCCGGCCGACAAGGGCGGACCGACCAATTGCGGCATCACGCAGCGCGTTTACGACCATTGGCTAACCTTGCACGGCCTCCCGACCCAGGACGTGAGGCTGCTGACCGACATCGAGAAGGCAGCGATTTACTCCTCGCTTTACTGGGATCCGATCTGCGGCGATCAACTCCCGGCCGGTGTGGACTATGCGACGTTCGATTTCGCCGTGAACAGCGGGGATCGCACGGCGGCGCGCGAGCTCGAGCATGACATCAACGTCAATCGCGCGGCTCGATTCCTGCAGCGGTCGGCGGCGATCGCCGAGGACGGCTTCATCGGTCCGCAGACGCTCGCGGCGCTGAGTGAAGTTCCTCCACCTCAGCTGATCGACACACTTTGCGATGAGCGGATCGCGTTTCTCAAGACGCTCTCGAACTTCCCAACCTTCGGGAAGGGTTGGCTCAATCGCGTCGCCACGGTCCGCTCGCGAGCCAAGGCGATGGCGTCGTGATCACGGCCCGCGACCGTCTCGCCCGGGCGCGCCAGTTCAATTGGCTGACTTTCTTCGCGATCCTCTGTGTCGCCGTCACCAGCGGCTTCATCATGCGGATGGCCATCAAGCTCACCGACACGCTCGCCTCGCCCGATTGGTGCGGCCGAGCGATCCAGGCCGAGAAACTTACCGGCACCAGGTCGAGCAGCTCGTGCGTCGATCTCATGAAGCTTCAGCTGGGGAGCCTGGCGCTCGACAATCACATCTACGCGATGACGCTGGCGGTCTGCGTCGGTGTGCTGGTCGTCGTCGTCCTCGCCAAGGCGCGGCTGGATCTCGAGGCGTCCAAGGACGGCCTCAAGGGATCCGTCGAAGGGCAGTCCGACGCGGTTCCGGTGCAGGTCGCTAACGGACCCGACAATCCCGTTCCCGTCGCTCCAGCCGGAGACCAGCAATGAAGCTCGCCGAATTTTTCACACGGTCGCACGCCGTCATTCTCATCATGGTAGGCCGTGCGAGCCTGCCAGAAGTCCCCCTCAAACACATGGAGATAGCAATGGCTTGGGAAAAGACTCAGGCGGCAATCGATCAACTGCAGGCATCGATCGCGCGCGCCACGGCCGACAAGGCCAGCGACCAGCAGACGATTACCGGCCTTCAGTCGGACAACGCGTCGCTGACCCAGCAGCTCGCCGATGCCGATGACCAGATCGCGACAATGCTGCAGCCGGCCGTCGATGCCGGCAACCAGCTGGCGCCAGAACCGGCACCGGAGCCCGCTCCGACGCCGGCAGCGGATCCGTCCGCGGATCAAGCCGCACAGGCCTGATCCAACGATCTCGCCCGGGCAGGTGTCATCGGCACCGCCTGTCCGGGCGAACCTCTCCTCCCGTGTGAAAGGGTAGGCCATGAGCGTCATGTTCCCAGAGGCCGAGGACGCAATCGAGGAGAAGGATTCGAAGCCGATCAGATGGGGCGTCATCGTGGCGGTCACTGCCGCCCTGATCGTTGCTTTGCTTCTCTGGTCCGGCCCGGCTCGGTCAGCCGTGATCCATACATCGCCGGTAACCGTCTGCGAGACCGCTCCGCTACCCGGCGCCGCGAATACGCTCAATCCAAACGCGCCTCCTGATCAGCGTCGCCAGCAGCTCTTGCGAGCCTGCACGGTGGTCGAGGTACCTGACCCAACGCACGCGCTGAGTCCGTACCAGAAAATCACCGACTTCAAACACGATCCGAGGGCTTTCACCTAATGGGCATTCTCTCGTTCTTCGCCGCGCACTCGATCGCGCTGATTGGCACTCTCGGCCTCGGCGGCATTGCCGCCGCCGGCTTCGCATCCCCGCCTTTCGGCGCGGTACTTCTCGGCTGCGGGAAGACGATCGGCGAATGGCTTTCGCGGCGCTCATTGGCCGAGATCGTCGCGATCGTAATCGCGGTCGCGCTCGTTGTCGATCACATCGCGCTGCTCGCCTCCCATCGGCACGCGCAGAAGCTCGAAACGCAGCTCAGCAAGGCCACGGTCGCACTCGACGCCAGCCGGGCCAACGAGACGACGCTGCTCGGCGGAATCAAGACGCTGAACGACGCCGCCAACAATCTGGCGGCAAAGACGATCGAGGAACAGAAGGCGGTTCAGGCGGCGGCCCAGAAGGCCGCACCGCGCGCCGCTGAAGCCAAAAACGTCGCTGATAAGCTCGCGGAGTCTGCGAAGCATTCGCCCGCTCCCGGGGCTGCCTGTGAGCCAAGCGAGGCGCTGAAGGAGCAATGGCAATGAACCATTTCATCACGATCGGCGGGCTGCTTTCGACGTTGGGCATAGGTCTCGGTATCCTCTGCGCCCTGCTCGGAGGGCTCATCCTGTTCGCTGAGGGAATGTCGGACGCGCCGGATACAAACGGTAGGGGCGGATTCTCCGGTTGCGGCTTTATAGTCGTCGGGTTGGTCCTGTTTGCGGCCTCAGTCGCGTGGCTGGTGCACTAATGCGCGCGATCATAATCCTCGCGGCACTTGCTCTCTCCGCGTGCGCAACAAGGCCGCCATCCGAGCCCGAGATCCGGACGGTGGAGATCGGCAAGCCGGTCGCGGTGCAGCCAATCAAACCGAGCGACATCCCGACTGCGCCTCCGCCTCTCGGCCCTCGGCCGCCGACACTTCAACAGACGGCGGATGCGGCGTTTGCGGGCCACTGCCGCGACGTCTCATGGATCATCAAGGTGTTTCCGCTGCTGCAGGTCAGCGCAGGCCTCCCGCCCGCTCAGGCGCCGGATTATCCGGAGTGCCGGAAGCACTAGAGAATAGAAGCAGCCGCCCTATGTTGTGCGCGAGGAGCCGGCGCTGTTGCTGAGCCAGGTCTAAGGCTGAAGCCCGAAAGAGTAAGGGCTGCGACGTGCTAGTTCGGGTCGGTGTCGCGCGATAGACAATACCGCCCCGGCCGTGGGTTCGAATCCCTACCAGCCCGGCTCCTCGTCTGCGGCTACGTCATCAACGAGCTCCGGGGCTTCGGCCCCGGGGCTTTTTTTGTGCCCTGAGTGCAGCGTTCACCAATTAACTTATCGGCGAGCGGTACGCTTCTCGCGCTGAGTGAAGGTGACGGCGGGAATTATCCTAAGATAGTCTGCCCAGTTGCCGAATTGCCGCCCCGGACAGGCGAGACGAGGGACCAGAGCGTTATGGCCAGTGGAGCCCAGTTGTCATTCAAGGACGCATTAGATCAATACCATCGATCCAGATCAGAGCTAGATTCCAAATCCGAAGAGCAAGCGATCGATCGTGCCCAGCGGAGAGTCGACCGGGCTCTGGACGATCTCCTTCTAACGCCAAGCTACTCGATCGGCGCCTTCGGCGAGAAGATGAAGATCCTGAAAGCGGAGTACGGCCTCGAAGCGCAGCCGCGGCACATGGCCGCGATCTACGCCGATACCGCGATCCTGGTGGCGCTGTACGCCGACCTAGTGGTGCAATCGATGCCGCTGCGTTGAACAGTCGACCTCATGGGTCGAACATGATGGTCCAGGCCTGAGTGCTCGCGCTCGGCCTGAACGCCGGTCGTGGATCGAAGGTGTATTCGTAGCCGCTCAGTATTTCCTCTGCGCGCCGCCAGATATCGAGTGCCTCCTCGGCCTGCCGGATCGCATCCGCGATCGCGCGCGACTTCGCCTCTAGCGCGCTTGTCATCATGTCCGGGCCCTTGGCGCGCCGCTTCCGTTTGAACCGCTTTGCCAGCGACTTCGCATTCGCGGCCATTCGGTCGAGCTGGTCCTTCTGGTCCTGAACCTCGTCCAGCTTCTTCTTGACGGCGGTCAGCGCCTGCGCACGCATGTCGGTGGTCTCGACCGGCGCGCCTTCGGCCAGCATGTGGTCGATCAGGTTGTTGAACAGCACCGCGAGCTTTTGAAAGACCGGATCCGGGCGGCTCGCGCCGCTGGTCTCGCCAGTTTCGTCGTATCGACGGCGCTTCTGCTCGTCCTTCAGAGTGTCATACGCCAGCTGGATCGCCTGGAATCGAGATGGATCTCCGCCGCGGTCCGGATGGTGCTCGCGCGCCTTGCGGCGGTGCGCAGCCTTGATCTCGGCCGGCGTGGCGTCGATCGGCACGTCGAGCTGCTCGTACAAGTTCATGCTGCGATATCCAATTCAAGCTGCACCGGCTCCGGCCGGTGCGTCTCGATCGCCGCGCGTAAGGCGGTGAGATCGTCCTCGAGCTGCTGATCGAAGCTCGCCCTCACCTCGACTGCCGCCCTTGCATGAAGCACGGTCGTGTGATCCCGACCTCCGAAGTAGTAGCCGACCGTCGGGACGCTCTTGTTCGGCAGGAATTCCAGGCAGAGCGCCATTGCGACCTGACGCGGCCAGGCGAACTCGCGTTGGCGACTGTGGCTCCGCATGTGTTTGACCGGGATCTTGAAGTGCCGGGCAACCAGTAGCTGGATCAGGCGAATAGAGATGCCGGGGAGGAGAGGCTGGATCATCCGCCCTCGCGAAGAGATCGTCATCTCGAACAGAAGTGCTGGTCTTTATCGAAGAGTCGTATTCGTCGAAGGTCGCGTAGCGCCAGACCCGACGATTCGCCCAGCGCTGCACCTGCCCTAACAGTTTGGGAGTCCAATCGTGGCGAACCCACGGTTTCTTTTCACGCGCGTTTAGCTTCATGACCGGTTGGACGTACGGCTCGCCGCCAAGCGACAGCACGCGCTGAATGCGCTCCATGCACTGCGCGAACGGCTCGTGCCCGATCATCGTGTAAACCTGAATCCGACGAGTGCCGACGCCACGCTGGCGAAGCATCTGAATCGCTCGGCTGGCATCGTCGAGCTCACCCGTCTCGTCGAGCGCCAAGCGCCACGGGCCTTTATTGATCGGCTCCCAGCGCCAGAACACCTCTTCATCGAACGTCTTGGGCTCAAATCCGCTGTTCGCGTCCCTGAGCCAAACGTCAGCCGCGAGATACCGATCGACTATGTGCTGCTGATAGTCGGCGGGGAGTGCGGACAAGTTGTTGTCGGTCAAGATCGGTCGCGGCTCGAAGTCCGGCAATAGCGTGAAGTCAGTACCTTCCACGAACGGGACGCAGCAGAACCAGCAACCCACTGGACAGCCTCGGCTTGCAGTGGTGGCCAGTGGGTTGTGGTTTGCTACGGCGTCCGGAAGGAAGCCGTCGCCTAGGACCTTTCCATCCGAAGTGGTGCGTAACTCAATCTCGGCGTAACGCTGAAAGTCCGACCAGAATATCTCTTGCGCAAGAGCGATTCCCCCGGCCTTCACCCGATATCCTAGGCCAGAATAATATTCCGCGAGCCGCTTCGCTTCTTTGATCTTCCAGGTGAAGGCGATCGACAGGAAAGCCGTCATCGTTTCTTCGTCGCGCCAATGCGCCAAGCCGCCTACCCATTTGCCCGTCGTAAGACCCATCATAAAGCGCCCGTCGCTACGCCGCCGAGCGTCATATCCGGGGCCGGGCGTGTCGGCCGGAATGCCGGCACCAGCTTTCCTCCTCGCTCAACAGCGGCGAGTTGCTCTTCAAAGCTTAAAGGCTTGCGATCTTTCTTCTGCTGGGCGTGACGCTCGGCGAACTCGGCACGCTCAGCGGCGATCTTTGCTTCCCAGTCCCGGCGGACTTCGTTGACGGCCTGGAGGTGCGTTTTGCCTGCGTGGATGGCGGCGCGGTACCGATCGATCCCCCAGCGGCCGCCCGGGATGTCCTGCGTGCTCTGAAGTTGCTTGGCTTGGCGATCTCTTCCTCGCCAGGGTTTGGTTCTCAGAACGAACCCGTCGGCGATCATCTGGTGCACGATCTTGTCGGCCGAGGAGCGGCCGATCACTGCGAGCCGCGCTGCTCGAGCAACCGTCTCCCCATCGCGAATGTACTTCTTGAACTTGGCGATCGAGGATTCCGGGATCCGGCGTGAATGCTCACGCATGACGCGCCGGACGCCATTCTCATCGCATCCAGGCAGGCACTTGCCCTGACGCTTTAGACGTTTGATCAGCCTGTCTCGAGTCCTGAGGCAATGAGTATTTGAAACCCCCGTCATTTTCGTGATCTTGGCCGTTCCAAATCCCTCGAGGTACAGCCGCTCGACTTCGCGTTTCACCGCGGGCGCAATCTTCGCTCCAGAGTAGCGCTCACCGCCGCCGATCGCCGGCAACGGCGCAAGGCCCTTTGCCTTCAGCTCCTTGGCGTAGCGGCGGCGCTCACGTGAGCACATTGATGCCGGCGCTCCCGTCCACTCCTGGATCTTGCGATGCGTCCAGCCCTTCCGGAACATTAGGCGAAGGCGTTCGCGTCCTTCCGGCAAGAGCTTGCCGCCCGGCGATCTTTCGATCGGCCGATGGCCGGCTCGCTTGCATCCAGCGTAGAGGACAGCGTTCGTCGCGTTCGCTTCACAGACGCCGAGCTCGGCACCGATCGAGGCGTAGCTTAGCTTCTCCTCGTGCCGAAGGTGCCAAGCCTCCTCAGCAATCTCCATGAAGCTGCCGAGCGGGAACCTCTGGGCCGTCGTCTTCAGTCCGAGCTTGTGCGCCTTCTGGTGGATCGAGCCGTCGTTACGTCCTGGTAAGAGCTTCATGGCGGCGACGAGGCCCTGGTCGACGTACACGGTCCTAAGGACCTCGATCTCGTCCTCGGTCCATTCCGGGGCTTTCGGGTGAGGCATCAGAAGCCGCTCCAGATCGCGCCCGGGTGCAGCCGTCCATCTGCGACCAGAAAACTGTAGACCGTCATCAGCGCGAACGCTCCTCCGGCCATCGCGCAAAGCGCTCCCCAGATCAGGAAAACCCACGAATGGAGATAGAAGCGGGCTAGGGATTTGAGTCCGGCGAAAGCTGGAGCAAGTTGCGGCCGCTCGAATTTAGCAATCGTCGCGCAAGCTATTGAAATGCCTTGGCGAGAACGAACCCAGAAAGTTGCTAAAAGTGGCGGAAATCTGCGGTCCGGACGCGGATTTGCAGTCCTCTGCGTAACCACTCCGCCATCGGGCCGTAAGCGCCGGAAAACTGCCATTTCACGTGGAACGCTGCAAAGGAATTTAGCAGTCGAATCCTGTGCTTTTAGCAGTTTCCCGCTTTGTTCGTGGTTCATCCCCGTTCCTCCTGTTTGGCCAATGCGGCCTCGGAAGCACGGCGCTGAGCCATGTACTTGAGCGCCATCTCATAGGTGCGGTGTCCGAGCACCGCAACCGCTTCCGTAACCGAGCATCCGGCTTGATCTAGCCTCGCCGCCGCTGCGTATCGCAGCCCGTGAAGACTCCTGTTCTTCGGCATCCCATCGATCTCTTCGACTTGCCGCCGAACGGCTTGGCTGAGGCTGTTGGCCGTGAACGGACGTCCCTGGGCCGTCCTGGCGATCGGACCGCCGAAGCTGGTCTTGATGGCGGCCAGATGAGCGCGAAGCTCGCGATGGCATGCGATGTCGAGCGGCTCTCCGGTCTTCGATTGCCGCACGCGAATGATCGAGCCCTGAAAAGCGTCCCAGGCCATCTTCACGATGTCCTCTCGGCGTTGCCCTGTATAGAGGGCCAGCAGGACGGCTGTTTTCAGCCACGCTGGACAGTGGGATAGGAAGAGCCTGATCTCCTCTTCCGACCAAACCGCGATCGAATGGCTGCGCGTCTTCAGACGCTTGATCTTCGCGGCCGGATTGACGTCCGGGTCGATCAGATCGTTCTCAGCCGCCCAGCTGTAAAGCCTCGACGTCATTTGCCTGATCTTGTGCGCCTTGCGCGGTGTGGCTGCGTGCTCGTCCCGGACGCGTTTGACGATCCGGAATGTGATCAGCGCGAACGGCAGGCTTTGCTTGCTGTCGGGATCCACGAATTCCCGCTCGAGCACCGTCAGCGTCTTATCGTAGTCCTCGCGCGTCAGCGGTCGAAGAGCGTTGAATTCGGCGCTCTTGCGATAGGTTTCGATCAGCCACGACAGGCTCCCGCGCGCTTTCTCTGGCGTCTTTCCCTCCGACAACGCGACGAGCTCAGCGTAGCGGGAGTGGAAGGCAGGGTCTCCCGGCTTGCCCGGCAGGGCAGCCTTCAGTTCTCCGCGCCGAAACCGCCAGTATTTGCCGCCAATCACGTAGGTGAATGGGAGGTCAGCGCGAGGCATTGCGGTTCTCCAGAAAGCGCCGTTCGATGTCTCCAGCTTCGGCCTTTCTTTCCTCAAAATCCAGTTCCTGTCCGCTAAGTCGATCGGCCCAGCGATCGAGGTCGCGCCGGTCGTATAACCGTCTCTTTCCATATCGCTTCGGCGCCGGCCCAGCTTGGCGCAGCGAGGTGATGCCGATCGACAGATACTCGGCCGCCAGCGGCTCGCTCATGAGCCGCGGCCAGTCGGGGAGGGTCGCTCTATCGGGCATCTGCCTTGAGGCTCTGCGCGAAGGCCAACAGGCGAGGAGACGGCCAGAACCATTCACCTCTTATCCGTTCAGGAGTGTAGAAGGCGTGCAACTCCTGTTCGTCGTAATTCTGCGTCGTCGCGAGTATCGACAGTGGATCCGGCGAGCTCGTCTGCAACGAAGCAAAACGCCGGTCCGGATCTCGCGCGCGCCCAATCTTGATGGGACCGAAATCGCCGCGTTGGACCAAGTAAACCCACGGCGCTTCGATACCTCGCAAAGCTCGTTTGACGCTCGCATATGCCGCACGAGGGCCTGGCGTCGGTAGTTCGATCGGGAGAGCGGCTACCCGCATGATCGGGCCACACACCTCATCGAGTAATGCGAGTTCACCTGCGCTTAGCCTGATGCCTCTGCCGCCCGACAGGGCAAGGCTGACTTTACGGGCCAGATCGGGGAGGTTGGTCATGCCGATCCTCCTCCCTCACGAAAGACCTCGAGCTGCGCACCGAACGCGGCGGCCTTGGGTCCATCGAATTGCACCGCGAGCCAATTCTCATCTTCGAATGTGAGAGCGCCTTGAGTAACGGGAACGAAGATCTCAAATCCGCCTGATTTCGGGAGAACCAGGCAGGTGAAGGCGGCGATGTGTCCGGTGTCGCCGTCGACTTGGATGTGGTCTGGTAGTTCGACGATCACGCGCCTGTCTCCTCCGGCGCAGGCACGTGAAGTCCGCGCTTTTCGTCAAACTTCAGCTGGTTGAGGTAGCCACGGCACAACCTGAGCTTCCTCGGATTGGCGCCGCCATCTGGGTAGTCGAAGCCGTGCTCCGATCCCGGCGTCACCGGTACACCCTTGTGACAATAGAAGCGGCCCCCGAAGGCCAGCTTCATCCGCAAGTCGTCGAAATGCTCCTTGTCTTGCTGCTCTGGTGATCCTTTTCGGAACGCGCAGTTGTTGCAGGGGTGAATGAAACTCGACGTCGCCGGCATATCGGCGTCCAGGAGCTCGCTTGCCTCAAATGGCTCCCAGGCCGTTCCGCAATTCGCGCAAACCCGCAACGCCACCGCGTAGAAATCGGTGAGGTCCTGCTGGACATCGCCCCATTTACGGCTTGCGCACCGCGGGCACTGATCGGCCCCTTTCATCCGCCCATAACCTCCGGTGACAGCATGATCTCGCCGCCGCTCTCCGTGGCGATGCCGTTTCGCTTCAGGCGGCTGATGTATTCCTTGAAAGTGCCGCCCGTCGGGACCATCCCAAGGCGCTCGCCGAGTTCCGCTCGGCTTAGTGGTCGCGGATGCTCGGCGATCAGTACCTCAATGAGCTTCGGTGTCCCGGAGATCCGCTCTCCCCACCAGCGGGCCAGTTCAGGACCAGGCGCTGGCGGTAGCTCAACATCGCCGGCCGATCGGGCGCCCAGGTCGGTCGCGTAGTAGAGGCCGCCTCGTTGCTCTATCATTTCGGCGCGTTTCAGCCGGGAGCGATATTCCTTCCACGTCCCGCCAGTGCGCTTGTAGCCGGCCGCGGTCGACCACTGAGCCTCCGTCATGCCGCCGGGGTAGACACCGGCGAGCACCGCCAACGGTTTCGAGCATCCGCTCGGGACGTCGCCGGCGGCCCCAGATTCGTTACTAATTTGTGCATTATTTGTGCGCGGTGCCTGGCGAGGCTCAGGCTTAGGAGGCGACGATTGTGACTCGGCGACACGCAATGTAGACGATGGGATGACGCGCCCGTGGGCCGCGTCTGCTGCAATCTTCTGGATTTCTAGCAGCAACCGCTCGAGCTCGCCGACGCGATCGCACAGCGTGAGATTGTCGGTGGCCAGTCGCTTTACGTCGTCACGCTGATCCGGCCATGCCGGCGGCGAGATGCCTTTCGGTTCGGTCGCCTTCGCTACCGCGAGCTCGCGCGAAAGCCGAGCGACTTCAGCCTTCAGGTGGCGCGGGTCGTTGGCCTTGAGGTCCTCGGCGGCCTTCTCGAGCAATGCGTTGACTGACGCGAGATCCAGCGGCTTGAGTTCTGGCCCTTCCTCGCCGGCGATCGGCGCTTTGCTGCTGTCGTACGTGCGAGCGAGCGGAAAGTGGACGCGCTTCAGGAAATCGGCTTCTGGGCTCCAGATCCACGCGTCTCCGGTTGGGAGAGACGGAAGAGATGCGATGATCTCTTTGCCCTGACTCTTGTCGGCCCATTCCCCGATCCAATCCTCGACGGCTCCGCGATCTTGCGGAGCGATCAGTCGCATCGCCACAAGCGTCTCGACTTGGGTGAGTGAGTCCTTGTGGAGCTTGGCCGGCCGCTGAGAAATCATGATGATCCGGAGGCCGATCGACCGGCCCAGGCTGACCAGGTTATTCGCGGCGTGAAGCATCTTGCCGGAGTTCGGATCGGCAACGCGCCCCTGAGGCGCGAAGACGTGCGCTTCGTCGAGGATCAGTCGGAGTGGCCCGCGATTCTTGCGCAGCAAAGTTTCGGCAAAATCGGTGAAAAACTGCGTTCGCTCGCCGACGGTCATCAGGCGAGTGTCAATCACGGCAGGCGTCGCGCTGGTTGCGATGACGTCCGCGACCGCCGCGCCCTGGTGCCCGGTGATCGCAACGTCGCCGTGCAGGCCGCCGAAGATCACGACCGGATAGTTGGAGGGTTTGCCGTTGGCCTTGAGCCTGAGGCCCCACCAGGCTCCCGTCGGGTCGACGACGCAGACGCGCTCGCCAGCGTCAAGCGCCTCCTCGGCGATGACCTTGGCGCCGTTGCTCTTGCCGCTCCCGGTCTTGCCGAGAAACGCAATGTGATGGGCGAGGGCGGCGGAAGGAATTGGATGACGCATCAGTGCCTCGCAAACAAAATCGAGCGCTTGGAATGCCAACAGAGGCCGCAGGTCGCGCAGCAATCCGTAGCCTCAGTCTGAGCGGGGCAGGGAATCGCCAGCCGCGATTCCCCATCGCCTTGAAGGATCGATGCTTTCTCCCTTGCCGCCATGCCGGAAAATCGAATTGCGAATCGGGCCCAATCGGCCTCGGCCATATCCCAAAGCGCATCGCCGATTTCGGTGCCCGGCAATCGAGCGGTGAAGCCGAATATGTGCAAGGCGGGAAAGCGCTCGAGCGCCCAGGCCCAGAAGCGGACATACTCAAGCGAGTAGAAGTCGCCGAGGACGTGCAGTCGCACCATGAAGCCGTGGGGATGCTGGGTCTGCAGGGCTTCTAATTCGCCGGTCAAAGCCTCTAGCAGCTGCTCGCCGGCGCTTATCCGTTCGGCGGCTTGCATGTTATTTCCGAAGCAGAAGCTCCACGCACGGCACGTCCGCGGGCAAGTGGCTCGCTCCTCGAGCGTCAATGTGAATATCGGCCATCCCCGGCGCGGACCTTTGTCGACGAACTTGCCAATCTTGCGGCTTTGGTGACCATCTTTCAGGACGCGCTTTACTTCGACGGGATCAAATATGCGGCTCGGAAAGATCGAGCGAGCAGATCGATGGGCTGGATGCAGCGCGCCAAGCACGATCTGGCCGCTGCCTTGGCCCTCGCGCCCGACGCGGCCATGTGTCGTCTTGTGGCGGCGGAGGACGGATGGTGCGACCATCAGGCGGCCTTCGCTTTCCGCATCGGGCAAAAGCGATCCGTGCATTTAGCGACGCAATCGGCGGTGGCCTTTCGATCACACTGCTCGCACCAAGCTGTCGATTCCTGCGCAGCCGCTTGATTGGCAGAATGACGAGACCTCCACGCGGCGCGGAAAACGGTCACCATCGCCTCCACGCGGCCGCCGCCATTTTCCGCCACGCGTGTCTCGCTGAGACGACGCCATTCTGATTGGGCTCGCGCCCCGGCAAAGGCCGCCAATTCTCGCTCAACCTCGCCGGGGTCAGATCTTAGCCTCATCTCATCGGTGGCGACCATCACGAAGCCCGGGAACACGCTTCCCGCAAAGCGAAGGACTTGTTCTGGCCACGCCTTCGCTAGTGCCGCCAAGGCGACTCTCGTCGGCTGCTCACCATGACGCCTGTAAGAGCGCTGAATTCCTCCGATGTTCGCAATGTCACCCGGGCGCCACGAGTTATAATTCGAATGATGCGAGAGGCGAAGGCCAGCATCTTGGATGGCGCGCATTATGGTCGTGGCTTCGTCGTCGTCAGCGGCCAGCGCAGCCCTGAAAAGATCCAGCGCGGAAAGCGGCCGACGCATCTGATTAAGCGCGACGAACGCCGCCGCCTCATCGCCGGAATTGGAGTAGTTGGTTATCACGCACGGCAGATGCGGAATGTCGCCGCGCAGCTTCGCTGCCGATGCCCGATGCTGACCGTCGACGATGGTCAGCTTGCCATCCGGACGTCGCGAGACCGCAAGCGGCTGACAAAGGCCCCAATCCCAGAACATCGCTATTTTGCGGATCAGAGCTTGGCTAGGGCCTGTGTCGATCGACCTCTGATAGACTGGATCGATCAATAGCTCTCCAACCGCGCGCCATTCCAATGTCGGCGGCGACCCGAGGGCCGGGTTGACCTTGAGGCGTGAGGTCGCGGGACGGCTCATGCGGCGACCCCGAGACGATCAGCGTCGGCCGGCCGAGGAATCCAGTAGCCTCGCCCCCATTCGGTTTGGATGATCCCGCCAACGGCCTGCCGCACCTTGCAAATCTGCACATCGACGATCTTGATCTCAGGCGCAAAGTCGGGATCGGGCCAGACGGCCTCCCAGAGCTCTTCGCGAGTAACAAGCCGCCCTCGGCGAATGAGTAGGACGGCGAGCAATTCGGTTTGATGCGGCGTTAGGTAGATATGCTCGCCATCAACCGTGCAGCAGCATCGCTGATATTGCGGCCACGTCATGCTAATGGGCCGATCTGTCATGACGCCGGGCTCCATCCGAAGCGCCACCGCTTCGCGCCTTGCCACCGGATCATCTGACCCCAGCCCTGCACGATCTGGCCGTCACCGTAGTCGATCGAGACCTGCCGACCACCAGTACCAGGCGCGGGCGCGCCGTCGTACCGTACGAGTTGCGCCTCGTATTCACGCCAGACGGCGCGATCGTGCGGGATCCGGTCCTCGTTGGCGACCGCGAGGTTCATAGCAACCGCTCCCCGGCTGCGAGTTTTTCATAGTCGTCGCGGATCGCCTCGAAGACGCCGATCTGCTCGTCCATTTGCTTCTGGCTCATGCGATTCTCGGCGACACGGCGGGCGTAGACGACGCGGCGGAATCCAAGCTCACGCTTGATCGCATCGAGCTTCTGCTGCGCGGTGAAGACCGTCCCGTCGGACACTATTCCGCGGCCTCCAGTTCCTCGGCGTCAGCGCTGGTCTCGTTCGACGATTCCGCGGCTGGAGGCGTGTCGACGATCCTTGTTGCCTCCTCGATGAAGGGCTTGAGTGCCTCTTCACTGATGCGGTGCTGGTGATTGCTCTTGTCGATCAGCTCGGCGGGAACATCGATCTTCTCCAGCGTTACCTGAATGACCGACTCGCTATCCGATCCCCAGCCGTCAACGCGGCAATGCGTGACAAGGAATCCGGGCGTCTCACCCACGAGCGATCGGCCGAACAGATTGGTCGCGATGCGATTGATTTTCCGCTCACGCTCCTGTGCCGCCCGCTCTTCCGGAGTCGGTTCGCGGTACCCCCCGTAGGTGCGTTCCTCCGGCTTCACCTCATTCCAGGCATCCCTCCCGATCAGGAACTTGCCGGACCAGATCTCCGGTTGCCCGGCATCGTCGATCGAGACGATGGCCAGCACCGTAGCGCCGAGCTCCTTCGCGGCCTTTTTCACGCGTTTGGTGATGTCCGCGGCGTCGGCGTTCCAACCGTTGCCAACCACCATCAAACCGCTCTTCTTCGCAGGTTTCGGATAGTCCGGCCCGTAATTTCCGAAGAAGTTGGCCCATTCGAATCCCGTCGCGAACGGGTACTTCTTCTGCACCATCGTGAGGACATCGCCATGGAGCTCGGCCTGGCGCTTCTCGACGAGATCTCGCACGACTGAGACGTCGCGCATACGGCCGTCGTCATCATCCTTCTTGAACAGATCCAGGAAGGCTTCGTCGATCACCGTCCCGCCGGCGGCGAGATACGCATCGAGCCCTCCGATGAACTTCCCGACGCGCGAGTTCACCGCGAGGCTGTGGAGCACGATGTCGCTGCGGACGCGCTCCGGCTTGTGCGGCTCCCATGCTCCCTTGGCGTTGTGCTTCTTGAAGATATCCCGCTGGACCTCCTCGCTTGCCGCGGCGTAGGCCTCGGCGGCTTCGATCGTGATCCGGCCCTCTCGCACCGCCTCGAGGATCTCGGGAATCAGCAGCGCCATCTTGAGGCGCCGCTTCACCAGGTTGAGGCTAAAGCCAAACCTGCTGGCAATCCGGTGCGCATCATAATGTCCGGTATCGATAAGCGCTTTGAACGCAGCGAACTCGTCGACCGGATTCATATTCTTCCGCTCGAGGTTCTCAGCCAGGCTCACCTCGATCGCAGTCTCTTCGTCGACAATGCGGACCGGGATCTTCGCCGAGGGCGTTGCGATGTGTCGCAGCGCCAACAGGCGGCGCTGGCCGGCGCATACGAGGACTCGGCTGAGATCTTCGGCGTCAATGTAACCCACGAGCGGTTGAAGCAGGCCATGAGCACGGATCGATGCGACGAGCTCGTCATCGGGACCGACCTCCTCGTCCTTTCGGACGTTGAGCGGCGATACCGCGAGCTTCTGCATCTCGACTTCCTGAATGCGGCCGGGATCGAGGTCGGCAGTGGTCTTGGTCATCAGGAATTTCCCTCTTGCAAGTAATCGGCCTTGAAGGAGCCGAGCCGCGCGAGCTCCGGCCAGTTGAGGAAGGTGATCGACCGCTTGTCGCGCTCGATCAGACGATGGCGCTCGAGATCGGCGAGCACGCGGTTCACGTTCACCGAAGTTTGGGCGGTGATCTCGGCGATGTGCTGCTGGGTGAAGGGGCAGTTCATCCGCTCCGTCCCCTGGCCGCTTCGAATTGCCGTCTCGCAGAGCAGGTGGGCCACGCGCGCGTCTGCGTCGAAATGCTGGCGGACGATCCACTCGTGAGCGATCGCCTCGTTGCGCTGCGTCATCAGCAGGCAGGCAGCGGTCCCGCGCGCGGCAGAGGTGCTAAGCGCAATCTCGCTCCAGACGATCGCACGGATCCCGAATGCCGGCAGGCGGCCGCCCGACAGTATCGCCTCGCCCGGGTACCGGAGAGCGACGATCGCAGACCGGCCGGCGGAATCCGGCCGATAGATCGCGAGCAGGCCGGAACGAACATAGTGAATCTCGTCGAGACCTTCGCCGGGATATCTGAACGTGCGACGAGGATCCGCGCACACGTTTTGCAGCTCCGCGGCGCCGAACAGAGCCAGTGCACCGGCGACGACGACTTTCTCATGCTTCATAATTGTCCCTCCATGGGAGAGGCGACGGCGGGACGAGGAAACGCAAAGAACCTGCCCCGCCGCCGATCGTCGGCCCTTTGCCGCGATTCCATCGTCATGATTGCGCCTCCTCCTTGTCGCGGAGTGCTTTGAGCCGCTCCAGCTCGACCTCTTCGTGAGGAGTGAGACCGTAGATCTTACCGTCCTCCTCGAGTGCCCGGATCCGCTGGTCGAGCTTCTGACGCCAGTACCAACGGTCCATATCGTCGCCGGAAAGGCCGAGCTCGATATCGGACACGCGCGCCTTCGATCGCTCAGCGTCAGCCGAATTGAGCGGGTGATTGTCCGTCGGCCAGGCGGGAAGTGGGTTAGGCATGCTTCACCTTCCGCTTCCGCCCGCGCTTCGGCCCCAGAGGTTCGCCGGCGAGCCTGACGACGTCACCGCGATCCCAATGCCCGAGCAGGATCGCGATTCTCGGGACAGAGTTGAGGCCGTACCTTCTGGCCGCGAGCAGGCGTCTACGGCGCAGCTCGGGCTCGATGCCCCGCGTCTTTGGAACGCCGCGATGGTGGATCTCGCCGGCCATGGCATTTAGTCAGCGACCCGGCGCGCTTGCTCGGCGAACGGATCGAATTCGCGGCTGATGCGAAATTCGTAAACGCCCGGCTGGAGGTTGTAGCCGCCATGCGGAACGGGAGCGTCCTGCACCAGCGCGGCCGGTGCATCGAGAAGCGCGTAGATGATCTGCATTCCCCTGGGAACGTCGGTCGTCCGTTCCATGACGTCGCCTGCGGTCAGTACGTGGTGGTGACCGCTTTCGCTGTGGCTGATGACGTATCCTGAAGCCGTGCGCTCAACTGGCTTCGTTGAGATCCCTTCGGGAATAGCATCGATCTTGATGATCGTGATCTCGCCCTGGGCGCCAATGATCTGTTTCGTCACTTGAGATTGCTCCTTTAAGTCCGCATGGGAGGATGGGCGTATTCGGCTTGCGGATCGCCGATGCGCCAAGCTTGGGCCGCTATCGCGGTTTCGATGGGAAGGCCGTCGATGTCCGACACGCGCGGAACGCCTTCCACGATGATGCCATTCCGGGGACAATGAGCCTTGAGAAATCGACCGGGCTGTTGAAGTCCCGGAAGCTTCAATTCGATCAGCTGGCCGATATCGTCGCTGCCGCTATCATCGATGACCTTAGCCTTCAGGACCGAAAGCATTTTCGGCCATCCACAAATTGCTGCGCCTGCGGCGCGTTGCTCGACGTTGTCGGTCTTTATAACCTCGTTGGGATCGAGATCGGCCCGGTTGGCAATCCACGCATCGGGAACGCGAACCCCATGCCAGTATGACAAGCCCCAGCCGGTGCCAGCGTAGCGAATGGCCATCCCGGTTTCGCAATGGAGAGCACCAGCGTTATCGAGGTGAATTTCGGATGGCCGTTCAGATGCGAACACCACATCGTCTAGCGTCCAGTAAAAGCCGCAGCTCTCCGCCATTTCTAGGAAGTTACGATCAATGGCGATCGCGCAGACTTCGTTAAAATAGTCCGCCCACGCCGCGTACCCGGCGTTGTAAAGACCGCCGCCGAAATAGGAAAACCCCGCTGAGTAGACCGCTGAGTCGACCGCTGAGTAGACCGCTGAGTCGACCGCTGAGTCGACCGCTGAGTAGACCGCTGAGTCGACCGCTGAGTAGACCGCTGAGTAGACCGCTGAGCCGACCGCTGAGTAGACCGCTGAGTAGACCGCTGAGCCGACCGCTGAGTAGACCGCTGAGTCGACCGCTGAGCCGACCGCTGAGTCGACCGCTGAGTAGACCGCTGAGTAGACCGCTGAGTCGACCGCTGAGCCGACCGCTGAGTCGACCGCTGAGTAGACCGCTGAGTCGACCGCTGAGCCGACCGCTGAGTCGACCGCTGAGTCGACCGCTGAGTCGACCGCTGAGTCGACCGCTGAGCCGACCGCTGAGTCGACCGCTGAGCGGACCGCTGAGCCGACCGCTGAGCCGACCGCTGAGTCGACCGCTGAGCCGACCGCTGAGCCGACCGCTGAGTAGACCGCTGAGCGGACCGGCGTCGCGGCGTCGGCGC